TACCATCTAATCACCTCATTGCGTCCTCAAAAATGTAGCTGTCATTCTCGCAGGGCCGACTTGTGTGTTTGTGTATCCTGACAATCCAGTCGCCCTCAAGTTGAATGTATCACCTGCTGAGTAAGATAGGCCATCGCCACTTAATGATGAGAATGACTTCGTGAATGCGTTGCCACTGGTGCCACTGGCGTTGTATGTCATTGTCGTGGTGGATGCAGACCTGTTCTTGAATACCGTGATTGTCTGATTAGATGAGTTAGTCTCGCTGCCCTTATTTGCGAATGATAAGTCTATTCTGTGCAACGTGCAATCAAAGGGAATCACTATACCAAAGTCACTTCCACTGGAAGACTTGAGTGTGTTATGAGCTCCATTACCATATGAAGGGAAGAACCCGTTTGCATTACCAGCACCGGGCTCAGAAGTGATGTAGTCGTCTGATTCTTCACCAGTGATTACAAATGCATCGTCTTGAGCTGTTGATAGTAGCCTTATGCTGATCTGTGACTGTCCAGTCTCGGTGGATATGTTTGTCGTTCTCTCTGCGTCTATTCTTATTCTAATGTAATCGTTAGCAGTATGCTCATAGATGAATGAAGTGCTAAGACCCGAACCGCCTGAGTTTTCTCTCGTATAGACTTGTGACCTTGATTGGGTCACAGTAGTGGGAGATGTCCAATTCTCATTGTCATCCGTTTGCATGAAGGCGAATATCCTCGTTCTATCAGCACCGCTGTCTCCGCTTGGAGCGTCATCGTTTATGGGTATGGAATATGAAATCTCGTAGTATCCAGCTGCTGCGAGTCGGATCGTTCCATCTCCACCAAGGGCAGTTGATAGAGTGGCATTCCCTGAAGGGTCTAAGACCTCTGTGTCGAATGGTATGGTGGTTTCAGTGGTGGTGACGTTAGTATTGCCAGCGTCCACATACACGACAGGCTTTGACCCTCCAGTGGTGCTTGACCCTCCTCCGCTGCTAATTGTTGCGAAAGTAAGAGCACCGCTTCCATTTGTCTGCAATACTTGGTTAGCACTACCATCATTGAGTGGGAATGTGTATTCATCGTTGAATCTGATCTTCCTATCAGGGCCGATTCTCAATGCTTCTACTGCATTCTCATGTCCTGATGTTTCACCTGTCTTGAACACTATTCCTGAGCCTGAAGAGTTAGTTGCTACTGAGTTAGCAATAATTAGTGTGTTATTATCTACATCGTTATTATGGAATACATCAGATGAATGCCCGATTGATGAGTGTGTTGTGCCACCGTCCAATACAAATTCTATGTATGGTTGGTCTTTTTCGTTTGAGTTATCTGAATCTGCCCTTAGTGATAATACCGCATCTCCCGTTCCTCCATTCACTATCAGTGTGCTACCATCCCAAGTAAGTGTGCTTTCCGCATTTAGCGTATTTGCAGTCCCTGAACCAGTAATTATCCTGTTGTCTGCGTTGTTGTTGATTGTTGTCCCGCTTCCTCCTGTAGTGTCGATGGAGTCTTGAAGGTCATCGAGCGTCATGTATTTCCACAAGCTCGCAGACTCATCCCAAAGCAGAATCTTGTCTGTAGTCGCATCAGTGGACTCTGTCAGCTGAGACAGATTGACTGGATCGTTGAGCTTGAATGTGGTGCCACTAAGGACAAGGCCGTTGCCAGCTGAGTATGTGGTGTTGGTGTCGGTAGATGCGAAGTTTAGCTTACCATTGCTGTCATCATAGGTCACGGATATGTTTGTCTCCGTGTTGCTGCTGACCATGGCACCAACGATATCCTGCACCTGCTCATTGCTGAGCTGCGTGTTGGTGTCTGCTGTCATGTCATCTACTACGAGGTCAATCGTGCCGTCACCGTCTTGGTATGTAGCTGAGATTCGAGTCTCCGTATTGCTACTAAACATGGCTCCTACGATATCTTGAACCTGTTCAGTCGTCAATGTTGCAGTAATGAACCCTGCACCATTTGTCAGCTGGTTGGTGTTTGTTGGGATATCACTGATGTATGCAAGAGTGGAAGCTGTCCCCCAATCCGTATCATCTTGATCTGCTCGGTAGTGATAGATTCTTTTTGTGCTGTTCTTAGCGAATGCCAATAGGTTTGCATCTCCACCTGTATGCCCTGTGAATGTGTCCAATACCAAAGCATCAACATAATCAGAAGCGTTAGTAGTAGAGCCATCTTCCAACCCTGTCTTTGTTGAGAATCTTCCTGATATTTCTCTAATGTCATTTGCTAAGTCATTGGGAGCAAAGTCTCTGTCATCGCCTGTCTTTAGATAAGGAGCGTGTATCGTTCTGAAATCCAAGTCGAATGGGTCTGCATCTGAACCCGGAGATATATCAGAGTAGTTGATGTCTATGCTCGTATTTCCACTGTGGAACTTAATCTCTTCAGCGTTTGATATAGAGACCTCAGTCCCATCGTCATCCTCCAGAACGAATGTCATCTGAGAAGTAATGTAGTTGTAGCTCTCTATCTTCTCCTTGATTGCTTGGGAGGTCATCAGGGAAGTGTCATTGTCGGAGAAAGAGGTGTTGATTGTGCTTACTGTCGCACCACTTCCAACCTGTAGCTGAAGAGTATTTACAACCCCATCATCTGCTGTTAGCGTAAGTAGATTACTTGAGTTAGTGGAGGGGTCATCAGAGTATATTCTGACCTTTCCACTATGTCCGGGTATCAAGTCAATGGTGTTCCATACCGAAGTTCCTGTTTGACCGATTGTGATCGTGCTGCTACTGGCACCGATTATTCTTCTGAGATAGCCATTTGACTCCCTGAAGAGATCAGCATCACCATCAAACACTATACCTGCTGTCGTAGATGTATCACTGCCACCAGCTACTACTGCCGAGTATGTTCCAGTTGGGTCTACTTTTATAGTTCCATCAACCTCTAATTGAGCAGTAGGACTTGTAGTGCCTATTCCGAGTCTGGTGTTAGTTCCGTCAATTGTCAGAACATCGTTGCCAGCAGATGTGAAGGTCATCGAGTTGTCGGCAATCGTTATCTGCTCGTCCGTGGTCTGATTTCTTCTGATAGCGAAGTCACCGTTGTAGGATGAGATTGCATTCTCACCAATGACTAAATCACGGTTGAAGTAGAACCTGCTCATATCTGTGGTGATGTGAGCATAAGTGCCGTTCTGAGGCCCAAGTGCGATGTATCCATTTGCATTCTTTGCTATGAAACTGTTGCCAGTTCCCGGCCCGTCTGCTTCCCAGTAGTCTCCCCCTTCATCCCAAAGGAACGTGGCGTTTGTCTCATCTCCCCTCTCGATCTCGATACCTGCATCGACATCAGCAGGCGTCCCTGTGACGTTCTTGTTCAGGACAACGATGTTGTCTTCGATAGCCAAATTGGTCGTATCGATGGTAGTGGTCGTGCCATTTATCGTCAAGTCACCGCTTACTGTCAGGTTCCCTGTCACCGAAGTCTCTCCGGCTTCTGTGACCTTAAACAGCTCCGTTGCAGACCCTGCCGTAGCATTGCCATGCCTTACTGAGAAGTATCTGCTTGTGTCGTTCCCATCGGTGTCTATGAGAATGTGAGTATTACCCCAGTGACCAAGTTGTAAATCAACATTCGACCCACCGGACAGTTTGAGTTGGGTGTTGGTGTTAGCAAACGACAAAGCACCCGTGTTCAAGTCTAATCTCGATACAGGGGTCGTAGTACCTATTCCTACGTTGCCACCTTCAGTGATTGTCATCTTCGTAGTGAGAGACGCTGCGGAAGTGCTACCATCGGATGTTAGGAACTGCAAATCACCCTTGAACTTCCCATCACCACTATCAGAAACGTCTACCTGTCTGCTGGTAGAGCGAATCTCAGCGACATTGGTGACTTCTTGGCTGTTCTCGTTCATGGCGAACTGAATCTTACCTAGAGTGTAGTTAGCGGTAGAGTCAGTAGTCGCACCGAAGAAGTTGTTGGCATCGAAGTAGGCCATCTGTATGATACCGGGTTGGTCTGATGCTCTACCGGAGACTCTTAACTGTGGGTCTGCCGCACCCGTCCCTGTGTTAGCAGAACTAGGTGCGGCACTACCACTATAACCCGCTCCATCCGTGTCGTTGAACTCGCCTATCTTGATTCCGCCTCTTACGGCTAGTGAGTCAGTTGGACTCGTAGTGCCTATTCCTAGACTGCCCGCTATACTGGATGTTCCAGTTCCGTCTACTTGCAGCCCCTTCTTTACCCTGAAATCCTTCTCCGCCATCTCGTCACCATAATTTCACTATCCATCATGTCTTGATTAGTTGTGTCGCAGTCACGGCAAACGAGCCAGTGAAGTCGCTCCCAGTGCTGTTCGTGAACTGCAAGGCTATATGCGTATCTGTCCCGGTAGTACCGGGGTCTGCCTTTACTAGGCTCAATCCACCTAGCGCAGTGCCGCTGCTCATGTATGCGTAGGTGGTTATCATCGTATCCGCATCGAAGTTGCTGGTGCTGTCCACACGAGGGCCAGCATCTCCCTTGTAGGATACGAGCACCTCGAACGCATCAGTGTCGTGTGTGGTGTCATTGACGACGTGCCCTACGAACTTGACAGTCCTGTAAGTGCCGAATGCGAACTGCGCTATGGTGAAACCAGTCCCGTCGACGAATGACTGAGCGGTGTTCGTCGAGGTGTCGAGCACTGCAACCGAGTCTACGCTCAGGTTGCTGGCCGTCAGGTCTGTGAATGTACCAGCGGCAGCAGTAGAGCCTCCTATGACGGAGTTGTCTACCGTACCGCCGCTTATCGTCAGGTCATTTGCGACATACGTATCGGTGATTGCAGTCCCATTCCAAACACCAGTGGTTATCGTGCCGACAGTCGCTAGTCCTGCTGCGCTCGTCACGCTGCTGGCGATTGTCGTTGCACTGAGTATCGAGACGTCGTTTATCTTGTACGTCTTGCCCGTATTCAAGTTCAGGTGGGTGTTCGCCTCGAAAGCGTCGGGTGTGTTCTGATAGGTGAATGACGGATTCGTCGCACCAGTGCACTCAATCTCCAACCCCGCTCCATCTGCACCGGCTAGGTCGGCATTGCCCTTGGCCACGGTGATAAGAGCGTCCTCCACCTCCAGTTCAGTGGTGGATACCGATGTGGTAGCACCATCCACGACCAAGTTCCCGGCTATGGTGACTGTGGAGGACGCTGCTGCTGCACCGCCCGTGATTGTCATTACGTTCTCGATTCCCCCGCTCGTAGTGGTGGCCACTGCGAACTGCAACGAACCTGATTCGCTGCCACTGGCGACGGCGTTTGCCCTTACTTTTATTTGGCCGAAGGACTGGTTGTTCCCAACACCATCGTTGCCGTACCATTGTATGAAACCGAGGTCGTCGTTGTTCGTACCCGCTTCAGAGCCATCCCTCTCCGTCACGAATCTAAGAATCTGACCGTTCACATTCGAACCAGCACCGGGTGCTGCTGTGTTCTTCAACACAAGACCGACATCAGCGCTTGATGCTCCAGTCTGAGTGAGTTGGCCAGTGCTTGAGTTGAATGCGAGGTTAGTGCCTGTCTTCGGCGCTAGGCTTCCGGTCGCTGCTGTTGCGAATAGCGGGAAGCATGTGGTGTCTGATGACTCGTCTGCCACCGTGACCGTAGCAGCGTTCCCAGTGATGTCCACTGGAGGGGTGTATGTGAAGACGCCCGTGCTGCTGTTGTAGGCTAGGCTACCGTCCCCTGATGGCGTGCCCTCGCTGCCCACGGACAGGTCGGTAAGCGCTATGCCTCCGCCGGAGGCTGCTGCCCAAGACAGGTTGCCGCTGCCATCCGTCGTGAGGACTTCGTTTGCTGCCCCATCATTTACAGGTAGAGTGAGGGTGTAGTTGGTAGTATCCCCATCTAAGTCCGTTGGTGCTCTAATCGCTATGTATGCGTTTAGACTGTCGCCAGTCTCGTAGAACCTCAATTCACCCGTGTTGGTTATCTGAATCATAGTGTTGGGAGCGGTTGCGCTTGATGCTCCGTTGATGATGTTTAGATTACCAGCAGTAGCAGAACCACCGATATGCGTACCGAGTTGTATGTAGTGGTTGCCGCCCTCGTCCATGACGTAGAGAGGTTGCGCGTCTGCTACTCTCGTGTCGTTCAGGGGAGAGTCGGTAGTACCCTTCGTTTGGTAGTCGTATCCCGATTTACGACCTGCGAAGCCTATCACGAACCTCTTTATGTCGTCTTGTGTATTGCCTATTCCCCATGTGCTACCATCGTTCGTAGTACCGGGGTTGGTTGCCACCCTATCGAATATGATGCCCTTCGAGCCTTGGGAGGCAGTGCTCTCGCTGTTCTGCAAGACGAGGGCCACCAAGTCCTTCGGGTGAGTCGCATTGGCTAACTCGGTCTCGGTGACGCCTACGTGTAATCGAACCTCAGTGTAATCCGCATCAGCGCCTCCAGTTTGACCTACGTTGTTCAAGGTGGCATTCGCACCACCGTTGACCTGCAATGCGATGCTGTCATCGGCTAATGCAGTTCCGCCTATTGTGACGTTATCCGTCCTACCTAGGTTTATCTTGTCGGTAGAGCCTGAACCCACCTGATTCGCATCTATGTTGAGCACGAACATAGTGTCGACATGCTTGATGTTGAGGTCGTTCATGTCCAAGGCTGCTTTAACGTCTACCTCACCGGTAGTACCCTTCGGCTCAAGAGTGATGTGTATGTTGCTCTGACTCCCATCTGCGGATATCTTATTATTGCTGATTGTTAGACCAGCGGTCGTATTTGATGTGGCGAATGTAGGCGCTGTCGTCTCGCCGGTGAAAGTGGCAGTGGGGTTAGCGCCAGCAGTTGTGGCTTGCAGTGTGAATGCCTCCACATGGGCGTTGGAGGAAGTTCCCGTGCTTGATGCAGGAGGTGCTAGTTCGAACTTGATGAAACCCCCAGTGCCCGTGCCTGTACCTGCCCCACCTTGTATGGTGACGCGACCACCATTCGCATCAGTGCCACTAGCGTCACCGGGCAATAGACTGAGGTTCTTTCCAGCAGCGCTAGCGATGACTCCGGGATTGCTACCGTCCCCTAACGTGACCGTGCCGACTAGGGTACTGGTGCTGGATGCACTGAGCGTTGTGAACGAACCCGCAGCGGGCGTATTGCCACCGACTATGCCGTCTATCGGCCCTACGAATGCAGTGGATGTTATCGATGTGGCAGCGGAGACCGTGCCTAGGTTGTGTATGTTGGTGCTGGCGAAGGTGGTGTCCTTGCTGAATGTTATCAGACCCGAATCGGCTTCGTCACTACCGTCAGTGGTTGTGAACTTCATGTACGAGTTCGAACCCTCGGTGATGTTGAGCGCGTCTGCTAGATTGTCTGCGAGGGTTATCAGGGACTTTGTGGTGTTAGCACCGCTGAAGTCTATGTTGAGACCAGTCCCGGCTGCATCCACGCTTATGCTGTCAGCGTTTATGTCACCCGCATTGGTGAGGTTTCCATCACTCAGACTGAGGCTCGTGAATGTCGCAGATGTCCCGTTGATTGCCACACCATCAATAGTACCGCCGTTTATGTCTACCTTCGAGATGACGACCGCGCCAGTTCCCTTCGGTGTGATGTTGATGTCGAGGTTGGCAGTACCGCTGTCCGCTGTCGCTGCTATCGTGTTTCCTCTGATGTCAAGCCCTGATGAAGTCAGTGTGCTGCTACCGTGAGTGTTGAACTCCTTCGCAAAGACGATGGCCTCGCTGCCACCGCTTCCACTTGGGTTGAGGACTTGCAGATTGCCGTCACCGACTATCAGCCCGTCCTGCGTGCGGAAGTCTACTTTTGCCATCTAATCACCTCCATCATGCGGTCATCCCCTGCCAAGATAACTTGATTGCGTACTGGTCTCCATTCTCTGAGGAGGGGGTAGTCACGTCCAAGCGGACATCGTTCCCACTTATACTTGCATCGAAGGTACAGAAATTGACGGTATTGTCGGTTCGGACGCTGCCGTACGCCACTCCCTTCGCCGTCGTGCCATTGTGGGTGACTATCACTTCGTGGGATTCGAATCTGTCAGGATTGCCGTCAGTGCCGTTGTTCACCAACTCAACGAGAACCTTCGCAGTCCTGAACTGAGTTTTATTGAACAGCACTATGTTGTGAGCACTGCTGGCGTTGGCGCTGCTGATGGAGGAAGTCGTGTAGTCGAAGCCCACGCTCTTCATCTGCAAGGTCGCCAGCGGCGTGCCCTGCTTGATACCCACCCTGTTGTTGCCAGTGTCTACCTTCAGGACGTCTGTGGCTATTGCCACTGTGCTGCTGCCTGTGATTGTGGTGGCAGTGAGCGCGCCGCTGTTCAGCGATGTGAAGTGTCCGTCGTTCCACTTCCTCGCGCTTGTGCCGACGGTCTTGGTGACGCCGTTCTTCGGCACTATGTTCTCGCTGAATGCCCATCCTAGGACGTTGGCTGTGTTGTCATAGAGTATGTCCTTGTCCCCATCGGAGGAGTCTACGATGATACCAGCGCCATCGGCAGCAGCATCCCCACCTGCGCCCTTGGCGAGTTCTATCGTCAAGTCCTCGACCTCTATCGTGCCCACGTTCAGGGTCGTGCTGTCACCGCTGACAATCAGGTCGCCAGTCACAGTCAGGTCTTGGTTGACAGTTAGCGTACCAGCAGGGCCTATGCTGGTCACGGTGTTCAGGTTCGTCGGTAGGTCACCGCTTGCTATCGTGCCGAACACTACCTTGTTGGGTGTGCTGTTGACCTTGAGGAACTGACCAGCGTGACCAGTGAAGTCAGCCTCATCGACATCAGTCAGTTCCAGCAGCGTGGTAGCGCCGAACGAGTCCGACCCGAACGCTATCTTGTTCGCACCTAGGTAGAGTCGACCATCATTAGCGCCTCCATTCTGCACCCACAGCGTCTCTGCTGCGGTAGTGCCGGGGTTCGCGTTGCTCTTGGTGAAATCTACCCCAGTCGGATTCTCCAGCAGGTTGTTCATAGAAACCTTGCCGCTTATCGTAAGCACGTTTGTGGAGTTGTTGAAACTGAGGTTGGAGGATGCGGCGAAGTTGCTGCCGTTCTTGAACTGTATCTCGCCATTCGCGCTACCGGCTACAACTGCGTTCACGTTCCCCGATACGAAGGACTGCTGCCATCCGTTGTTAGCGTCCGCACCACCTGCGTTCCCTGACCAAGTAAATATGATGCTCTGACCTGCCGCTATCGAGTACGAGTTAGCACCGCTATTCCCGTCGTTCGTGCCGTTGAATGTGATTGATGACGAGTCGCTGCTGTAATTGTAGACGTTTATCGTGTGGCTGAGTGGGAAGTCCCCCACCGGGTTCAACTGCCGTGTGCCTCCAGCGGCGTGTAGGAGGAAGTGAGTTCCACCGTCCTTCTTGAAGGTCAGATTGCCATTCATGTTCTCATTGAGTATGGTGGCGTTAGGGCCGAGCCTCCAAGAGTATCTAGCAGCGCCTTGCTCGCCGCTGAAGTACAGGACGCTCTCATCCGACTCGTTCTTGCTCATCCACAGAGCACCGAACTTCGATGCGGTGAGCGAGCCGTTCTCGTTGCTGCTCCCATGCATCCCGTCAATTAGAGTGTGGTTGTTGATTCTGTTCGTGTAGACCGCCACGTCGTCCTTGGTCATCGGACTCATGTATATCGGGGCGTTTGGGCGGATGAACGTCCTCATGTCGTAGACGTCTGTGACGTTGAGGTTCAGGTCGTTGTCCGTGCCACCTGATGCGTCTCTATTGACCTTCAGAACTGCGAGCACGGTGCTCTGCTTGCTGGCCAAAGCAGCCTTCGAATCCTCTAGGAACGCTTCGGGAGTGACTGGGAATCCGCTCGTGACTGGAGTTCCCATCTCCACTTGGATGTGCTTTACGGCACTGCCGCTTGTATCGAAGCCGCTTGAGGTGCTAGCGTGGTTTCCACCCTCCGTGGAGACGTACACGACTAGTAGCGCTGTGTGCGAGGCGTTCGTTAGTTCAGTGCCGCCGCCGTTTATGGTGTCCGAGTTGAGTTTCAGAACGTGGTCTAGCGGGTCATCGTGACCTGCGTCGTATCCTCCGCCGAAGTCCACTAGGAGACCGTCTATGGTGGCGTATCCGCCCTTGATTGTGAGTACGTTGACGCTATGCGATATCGCGCCCGGTAGGTCTGCCGGAGTGTTTCTCCTTCCCGACGGGCTAGTTGCGCTGTCCTCGTACAGCATGATTCCGTTGCCGTGAATCGCCTCGTACAGATTGGTCAACGATGGTGATAGGAGGAAGTCACCGTCAGTCAGGCCCTTGGTGTTCGTGTATAGCGGATTGTCTGACATTCTATTGCACCTCTATGACCAATTGTATCTTCACTTCGTTGTTCGCACTCTTCTGTATCGGCCTGAAAACGTGTCTAGTAATCGGCGTGAACCCATTCGTACCACGTAGTTGCACAAAGACTTCCTTCAAAGTTTCATCGTAGGAATCGGCTGTTGTGAGCGTTCCTTCGACCAATAGTGTGGCGTTGTCGAGTATCTTGACGGTTGGGGATATGGTGACCGCAGGACGACCGGCAGAGCCATCCGAGGATGTGGCAGGAGTACCGTCGAACCCTATCACCATCTCGTTGATGTTGTCGGCTACCGTCTCTATCATTAGTCTCTTCAAATGGTCGTTCGCTGGCATTACAAATCACCTCTCATGGTTATCGATGTTCCCTTGTTCAATCCTAGTACCTTGTAGTTCCCACCTACCCTGCCCCTATTTCCGTTTCGCCCTATTAGGAAACCGTTGCTTGCCACCCTAGTCAGGGTGACGATGGGTACTACCGTGATGTTGAATGTGTTGAAGAAGGAGAAGTTCTCCTCGATTATCTGCTGGGTCGTGTCCGGGTTCTTCACCGCTGACTCCGTGATGCCCGCTTCGAATATGCCCTGCAATATGCCGTCTATGCCGCTCTTGATGCTGACGAAGGTGAAGTCCGAAGTGCCCTTCGACATGACGTGGTTGGCCTCCACTATGACTCTCTTCTCACCATCGTACATCACCACGTCTCCGGGTCTCAGGTCGAATGAGTTGGGATGACCTTGGGTGACTACCCTGCCGAGCATGGCGCTGTTGGCCTTGAGCATCTTCCTAGCGACTCTCCTCGCTTGCTGCATGGAGGTGATTGACGCATCGAAGACCGGGGTTATGTTCTCTATGACGTCATTGTCGAACCTGCCCTGTTGCCTCGACCTGTCGTCCATCGTCACTATCAGTTCCTCGTTGAGGGCGACTGCCCTGCCTCTGACCGACACTCTGTTCTGACTGTCCTCAAGTGGTATGGTGTCCTTGTTGCCCAATCTGTTGTCGGCATCAAGTACCCTCAACGACGAGAAGTACGACATTGGCACATGCAACAGAGAGCCGAACCTGTTGAAGACGGGAATGGCATTGTCGTGCTTTGACAGATACCTTAGCGAGGTGATTAGGTTCACACCATTGAAGTTGGCTGCTAGGAACACGTTGCTGTGCTGCCTCCTCTGAGAACTGTTGACCGTGTTCAGGGGGTTGCCTATCGATACCGATGTGATAGAGCCTGTTATGCTGTCCCCCAGTCTCATGGCCAAGTCAGTGGTGCGGAAGCCGACATCGACCGTCTGCCCCAGTCTGACTGCGTTGTCGTCGAAGCCTATCGTTCTCAATCGTCTCCCCTTCATATTTCTGAGTTCCACACGCAAGCCTTCTTGGGTCGCTGTGGTGGTCTTGCCGATGAGCCTCTTGCTCTCGTCGGCTGCTCCATACAGCAGTGGTGTCGTTGCATTCTTGCCCTTGCTACCGTATATGGCGCTCTTCAGGCTGTGCCCGTCCGTCTCGCGATGCGTGAGGTAGACCGTCGACTCGCTCTCCACTACGGAGTAAGCCTTCTCGGTAGCGAGGTCGTAGTTCTCAGCATTCGAGTTCTCTATCGTGACCTTGCTCCCCTCGCTGCTGCTCTCCACCTTGGCATAGTGCAGTGCGTTGTCAACGAACACGGGCGCTCTCAACTTCGTGGCCATGGTGTCTAGTGACGAGTCGAAGTGACCTTGCGTCGGGGTTATCCTCACCATCACGCACCATCTCCGCTGTGGTCTGAGACGCTGAACTGCACGTCCCCCTTGTGTCCCTTGCCATGTAGCGCTTGGCTGAACCTAGCCTTGACGGTGTAGTCCATGCGTAGCGCTTCCTCGTCCGTGTCTTGCGCCTGTCTCCTCCTTGGAGCATCCGAACGGTGGTGCTGGAGCGTGTTGTCCGATACTATCGCTGTCGTTATGGTGGATAGGAGGCTGCTGCTGTCGTAGCCTGTCACCTCCGTGCCGGGTAGCGTAGGGCCTTTGCTGTCGGGGATTTGCAGTGCAGAGTCCCACTTCGCGAATATCGGTATGTATGGGCCATTGCCGTCAGGCACGCTTCTTCCAGTGGGCAGGTTGTCTATCGTGGTTCTGCCTCCCGGAGTCTCGTAGGTGAACATCCCGTACTTGCCTCCCGATGTCGCTCTCAGGTAGTTCTGAGCGTACTGCGGTGATGATGAGTGCAATGAGTCGTGCGGTCTGAACACCTCGACGTGCTTCGCATCCAGTAGGCGTATCGGTCTGAGCAGGAAGCGTACCAGCGAATCGGTCTCGTTGTTCTTCACCGTGTTGCTCGTGAAGGTCGCATCTTGGTACGGGTTGCTCGTGTTGGCACTGCCAGTCAGGTTGGAAAGCCCCCAGCCGGTGTCATCGAAGACACCAGCGTAGTTGAGTGACTCAAGCATGTAAGAGCCTCCGTACGGCCTGAAAATGTTGGTGTGCGAGTACTTGTGCACGCTGTTGATTGGCGAGCCTCCGGCTTGCCTTGCGAAGGATATTGACGTGTATCCAGCATCGCTCAGTGTGGATGCTCCCGACAGCAGGTTCGATGCTCCTAGCAGCGTGACCCTCTGACCCACGTTCCTGTCAGTGTGTAGGCTGTGTGCCTCGGTGTTGATGACTATGTGGCTCTGCTCCCTGTCTTCGCTTATCTCCGCATCGAGACCTATCCTAGGACTGGTGCGGGATATGGCTGACTTGTGTGGCGTGTCGCCTACTACCTTCTCCACTCTATCGCTCACGACTGCATCCAGTTTGAGGAGTCCCTTGTCGTCTATGCCCATCCTAGCGCTTATGCCTCGTTTCACCTCGTCCTTTTGCAGCGTGTCGTCCCTCGGCCTGAGCAGACCATCACCGAAGAGAGGCTCTGCCGTGTTGTGGCTCAGTACGATGCCCGTCTTGTGTATTGGCTCTGAGAGTGCTGTGAGCACGTCCTCGTTCATCATGGTGGGGTATCTGATTCCCCTGCCGTTGCCCATGTCCCCCACTCTGAGGGCATGCGTCGGTGCGAACACGTCCACGAGGTCATTGTCAGTGCCATTGAGGTTCTCGTCGTTGTCAGTGCCACCGAAGCGTGGTATGGTGTATCCAGCAGTCACGCTGACGTTGCCGTTCGAGAAGTTCACTAGCCCCTTCAGGTTGAAGATGGGTTTGGCATCGTTCCATATCCTGCGATATGGGCTTCTGTTGTTCCTTCTGTCATACTCGTACGCATCACCTGCGTCCCATGCTGGGCGTATGCCGAATCCACGCACTGGAGCACGCCTCACGTCCTCCCCACGCTCGTTGCCCCACCAGTCCACCAAGTAGTGCTGCGAGGCTATGGACAGGCTCGTGATACCTAGCCCGTTGACGTCACCCCACCAGTCCCTCCTGACTGCACTGGGGTTGCGTATCGTCCGTACGGGCGTACCGAACGGCCTAGTCATCCTACGACCATCGCTGTACCTGACTTGCATCTCCTGCTTGTCGTGCCCTAGCATGCCAGCGAAGTTCGTCTGCCTCTCCATCACACCGACGTACGTGACGGGGAACGTGCTGCTGCTCGTTCCGTTGCCACCCCACTCCCAGTCCGTGGACTCCATCTGCACTAGTGGCCCACTATCCGCATCCGTGGTGTTCTTACCCTCTATGTTAGCCGTGTTCTCGTAGACCATACGGGCTGGAGAAAGACCGTACCGTGGTCTGTTAGTGGCTTGCAGTACACCAAAACGGTGACCGTACGCTCTTCTCTTGGTTGCTGCGGTGCTACCTATGACCAAACCTATGATGTCTGTGCTGTCTCCGGGAGCACTGCTACCTCTGTATATGCCGTCATCGTCATTGTCTACGAACTCGTATTGCGCACTGGAGGCGAAGTTGGCTCTCTGTGATGTGAGATGCGTGTTCCATGTAGCACCAACCATGGAGTAGTACCCCAAATCGCTGGCCTGTGCACCGCCACGGCTACCGCATGGCCAGTATCCTGCTAGCATGACGTTAGTGCCACCAGCGTCGTGAGTGCTATCACCAGCCACTGCTGTTCCGTCTTTGAGAAGGACGCTAGGCGTCTTAATTAGGAAATCGAATGGGCCGTTGCTTATCGCATATGAGAAATCGTGGTAATGTATGGTCTCAAAGTGCTCAGGTAGGCTGTTGTATGGCTTCTTGTCTACCGCATTGCCTCCGAATGTGGTTCTACTATCCGAGAAGTATGTGTTAGGTCTACCTAGATTATGATGCCACATGCATAGGAATGCATCAGGTACGTATCCTGAGTTGGTGTCATCGTTGCCTGATATGACATCATCGAGTATGTTTGCGAATATGCTCTTTCTCTTATCTGTAATTATAGTACCAGTGGGTATGTTGTTGAATGCGCTGGACATTCTAAGAACCGCTCCATCGAATAGGTTCGTCCAAAATGCATCACTACCTCCAGCGACTGTCAGGTAATCGCCCTTGTTTATGTCAAAAGTGCTTCCACTGCGGCTTAGAAGCGGTTTAGAGTACTTATTGCCGTTTTTAGCAGTATATTCAATTACCTCGGAATAGTAATTTTTCAGCGGGAATAGATTAGCGTTGTCCACTTGTATCCTACCTGCGCTAGAATCGAAACTAATTACGGTACTTTTAGGTATTATACTGGTAGTTTGCATATTACCTGAGTATATATCTATATATGCAGAAGTATATCCATTAATTGTCAACTGTTTTCCTATACTTCCAAATGTATTTCTACATATATGATAATAATCGTGAGGTGTATATTGAGACATTTTCAAAAATGCATTCGAATTACCTGATGGGTCTTCCTTATGCAGTATGCTCCACCAAGGTATATTCAAGGTATATCCGGGGGTAGCGTCACTCATCATTACCGAGTATGGGAATCCCCTGCGTGTAAATGAGGGGCTTTCCGTCAATTGCACTCCTAATGGGTTGTACGACATCAATGTGGGTATATTTGTGAATTGGCTACCGGGGTCGGGATTTATGTCTAGCATTACCTCATTGACGAATACCTCGCATCCCCTGACATCAGCACCCACTTCCTTCGCCAGTACTAGTGTCAAGCCACCCTTCGTGGCATCCTCCTTTATCGCGATGACTGTGTTTATCTGTTGACTGGTTAGTTTGCCACTGTTGTGATACCCTACTAGTTGGTTGTCGAACACGTTGGGTTGTATCACTATCTGATATGCACCTACCTCAACTGGGTCAGGGAAGTGTCTGCCTAGTGTGTAGTTCCCTGCTGCCTCAAGCACCACACTGTGTCCGCCTAGTTTGTTTATGTCACCCGCATTCGTACCACTGGAAGCCAGCACACCATACCCATCGTATCTGATGCCAGTCTCGAACATCAGTGAGAATGCGCCTCCGTGTATGTCGCTTGGGCCACTTGGTGCAGCGTTTATCGCACTGAAGTTTATCTCAGGCTCTAGCGGGTTGATGTTGTCTGCGAGGTTGGTTATGTTCGCCTTCTTGTTGGTCTGAGTCTTTAGGTCGTCGAAGAATGCGGTGTCCCTGAATCCTGTCTGCATCCCGTAGTCTAGGAGATGCCTCTCGTATAGCGACTGGTATGCTGGATGTGCCCAGTGTCCCGGTAGCATGGGCATGGTCGGTGTGACGAAGTGATGCCCCATTCTTGGGAATGGCATTGGTGTCAGTTTGGGTCTGCTGTATGCGTTGTACGCAACTGTGTCCCCATTGAAGTACAGAGTCTCCGCCATGTCGGGTGAGTTGCCGCTGACCTCTGCGTGGTCGCGCATCCTCCTTGCAGCGAAGAATCGCGTGCTGCCAGCAGGTACGTAGTACGATGGTACTACCTTGACCGTGGCGTTAGGCTCGTACTCGCCGCTAGTGTCGTTCAACGTGAAGTACTTCGATAGGAAGTCGGCTAGTTCGATATCGCCGGTCACGCCCTTGAACCAGTTCTGCTCCGCACCTGATGTGCCTGTGCTGGTGTATGACATCACCACGCCTTCCTCGGTGATGGTGTCGTACATCCTGATGAAGCGTCTGTTGTCACTGACCTCCTTCGTGCCGAAGCCTGAGTAGTTCAGTATTTCATCACCGGCGGAGACAGTGATGTTGTTGTCGAACACGGGGTTGTTCTTTACAGACGAGTTCATCTTGAGGTTGCCATTGGTGGCATCCCATGACGATACGTTCCCGGAGTAGTTCCTCACACCAAGCGCATGCGTGTACACGGTTGGGTATCGATGGGTGTGGCTGTGCCCCATCTTGGTCACATGGAAGAACAGAGTCCTGTCATGCAACTCGTACGATGTGTCGAGAGGGGCGTTGTTGTTCCATGCGCCCACTTGCGAGTCGAACGTCACTGGGTCTATCCTCTCCCAGTTGTGGTCTTCGTAAGTGGGCGACATCCTAGGGCCGGCCACTGTGTTGTTGAACAGGTGACCTGTGTCCGATGACCCTAGGTCGGGGTGGTGCATGCCTCCGCTTCCTATGGTCTCGTTCTGATACGCTTGCAGTGGGTCGAAGCCGGAGCGTACGACGATGTTGCCGGGTATGCTGTCGGGGTTCGGGAGCATCACCTTGAGGTTGGGCGTGTTGCCGCTGTTGGCTACTGCCGGTGCTCTGCCCTTGATGCTCCTGTTGGTCGTTGGCCTGAAGCCGCGTATGACAGTCCCCAGTGGGCTACCTCCCTCTATCTTGTGAATCTCGCCAGCGTCATCGATGACCCTAATTGACCTGAACTGCACCTCCTCGTTCGGTATCATCAGGACGTTGTTGACCGTGTACGGGTTCTTCTTCACCAACTCAGGGTGCGATAGTTCCTGCGCTTGCAGCACAGGTAGCATAGCGCCGTTCGTGGTCTCGAAGGTGAATCTGACGTTGCCTAGGAGTTTCTCCCCCGTGGTGTACGCTATGTTGCTAGATATCCTAGTAGTCCAAGGCACAGCCCCAAGTCCCCTCGCATTGGATGCGGGTAGTGACAGATTACCTCCGTCCATTCTCTTCCACACTATGTTCTCCACGGAGAAGTTGCGTACTGCCGAGTCCTCGTACATTTGGAATCCATTGACGTCACCCAACCAGTACGGTGTGGGGTACGATGTGGTGTGCGCTGTGCTGTACTTGTGCGCTGCCGTGTTCCTCTCGGCATCATCGCTCTCAAGCAGAGCAGAGCCTACTGAGTGGTCTAGGTCAAAGAGCAGGTCTCCTATCTTGTTGAGTCCGGGCACTGCGTTCTTCAGTTTCCTGTCCTTCTCGCTGCCACTGCTGCCTGTGACTGCCGAGTGGAAGTAAGAGCCTGTCCCTGTCGTCGCGTTGAATGTGGTGGATGCCCAGTTAGCGTTCGTGAGCGTACCGCTGGGTAGAGCAGTCCCGTCTACTATGAGTGCCTCTACGTTAGGGCCAGCGTTCGCAGGTGCGACGAACCTGTCCTCGCCGTGTATCCTCTCGTCCCACCTAGTCGTACCTGCGTATTGTATAGGGTCGCTGGACTGCCCGTGTACGTGCAGCCAATCACCAGTGCCCTCGATGCCATCGTTGTCCCTCTTGCATATCAGGGTGGACTCAGCGTCGTAGGACACCACTACGAATGCGTGTGAGTACAGTCCTTGTGGTCGAGTGAGTTCCTCCGGGAGCGTACCGGCGTAGTTCGATGGGTCTGCCCACTGGTTGGCATTGCCTGTCTCGTCCGTGTCGTTGAAGTTGTACGTATATGTGTCCCATCCCCCACCGCTACCGGTGATGTGATTGTACTTCGTGTAGAAGTTGGTCTTCTTCATGTGCGTGCCTAGATTGTTTCCTATGCCGTCTATGCTAGGTGTGCTCTCAGGGCTACCGAACATCGATGTGACGACTGGTACGTGGCTGTGCAGTCCCACTACCGTACCAGCAGTGCCGTACGGGGAGAAGGCCAGCATCGGGTGGTAAGCACCTAGCCCTGCTGCATATCCAGTGCTGTTGGTCGTGACTGAGTTCTTGGTGACGCTGGTGGTTATCTTGAGGCTGTTCAGATACGAGTACCTCTCTCCATGCCATCCTACCGAGCCTATCGGACGTGTCCTGTCTATCGCATCTGCTATGCCTGAGAAGTGCACTTGGCACATGTGGTCTCTGCTTGTTGCATTCTCGTTATTGAACCTCATAGTGCCGGCCTTCGTCCACACGTAGATGTCGTACGAGGAGTCTATCGTAGGGAACGAGTTGGCCGTGAACGTTGAGGAGTTCTCCGCTTTGCTGACTCCCTTGAGTCTGTTGGGAGACATGTAGAACTTGACCTTCCAGTTGCTGCTGTCCTTGAGAACCTCCCTAGAGTGGTATGGCGTCCATGCGTAGTCCTCAGAGCCTCCATCGTCCTTGTAGAGCCTGAGCCATCCCGATGCGGGTATCTGCTCTAGGTATGCCTGTGTGAATGTCGTACCGTTCCCATCTGCCGTGCCTGACAGTATGTTGTACCCGGCAGTCGATGAGACGTCGTATGTGGCCACAGCGCCGATGTCCACCCATGCGTATCTGTCTTGGCGCATCGCATTGCCCATGGATGGCATGTGAGTGCCTCCCATGGCCTTGAGCGCACCAGCACCGGGGAAGGCATTGATGGCCGCTCCCACGACGGTAGCGAGTTCCTCGCCGTTCTGACATCGCGTGCCGTCCACCACTATGTACTCCATCTTGGCATCTGTGACGGAAACCGTGTCTGCTTGGTTGCCTCCCTGCCCTCCGAGGTCTATACCTGCGAGGTAGTCGATTATCCTGCCAGTCATGACTCCTGAAGCCCTGAATGCAGTGGGGTGCACTTGGTTTGCGGCTTCCCAGTGAGGTTGCACTCCTTGGTTGCTGCCTCCGGCGTTTGCTGCACCCTTGATTCTTGTAGCCTTGTTGGGATGTGGTGGGTTGAATGTGATTTGGTTGTCCATCCAGTGCCCTCCGGGATGGAAGCCCCCATCCATGTGGAACACGGTGTCTGCTGCCATCGTTATGCCGAAGCCTATGGTTGGGGTGTGGGAGCGTGGGAACATGAGCGATAGGTCGGATGCGCTTGTCGGGGTATCGTCGTTGAACTGCTGTCCGTAGTGCCTACCGTGTGCTGGCCTCTGCGCTAATTTGCCCTTGTTGGCGTATCCAGCAGGACTCTCCCAGTTGACCATCGCTCTCCAATGGAATCCAGCCCTAGCATTGTATAGCGTGTTGTTAGGCGGGGTGAAGTAGAGCGCTGTGTCCATCGGTGGTGGTGGGGATGCCCAGTGATTGCCGACCTTGACCACTCTGCCCGGATAGGGTTCTATCGTGTTGCTACCGTTCCCTGTGCTGCTGTGTGAGTAGTTCACCGCTCCAGCAGTCGTGGTCTCCTTCATGAATGGGAATGCCTGTCCCGGCCCGAATATCAGGTACGTCGTCTTGCTGTCTATGTCCACACCGTCAACGTGGTCTTCGTATCGAGCGGTCTGATGTGCGAACCTGAGAACGAGTGGCACTGCCTTGGCCTTGATGAGGTTGTGGGTTAGGTCGTTGTTGCCAGCGGGATTGCTGTACGTCGTCGCACCCTTGTCTAGGTCGGGAGACAGCACGTTGTCCTTGTTGAATGCTGGAGGCGTGATGCTCCCCCTGTGCTGGTTGCACAGTGCTGCGCCGGGGAAGAAGGCGAACATCGCATTCGCATCTAGTATGGCGTGGCTCGTGGATATCTCGTTGGCGTTCTGCAAGCCAGCGACACCCATCGGCCCATTTGCGTACGGATGGGTGTAGAATGAGGAGTAATCGTTTTGCGTACCGTCATTTACGTCCATCACTACACCGCTAAAGCCCCCACCGAAGAACAGAGGTACGCTGTGGTCGTCTCCGCTCTTGCCTCCCCTGAAGTACACTATCGGCTCTGACATGACGCTGCCGAGAGACCTGAGACCCGCGAACTCCCTAGCCCTCTTCGGGTCTGCGAACAGTGAGAATATGAAATCGTTAGTGGGCATGGTGGTTGGCCAATTCTGTGATTGCGATTTTTCATCCAACACTAAGGTCGAGGAGTTGCTCCAAGTTGCCATGGCCGATATGTCCTCTCTGAGGAATATCTTCTTCTTCTCACCCACCGATTGAGCACTCGTTCCCTTTGGAATGAGTAATCCACCACCCTCAGTCACTGTGCTGACTACCAAGAGCCTGTTGTTCCAACTGGTCTGAGTGTTGACGCTGGTTGCGAACTGTCCCATCGGATTGTCTATCTTGGGTAGGATGTGGTCTCCGTAGGAACGGGTGAATCTCATGCCCTTCAGGTTCTCCATCCAAGTTCGGGTATCGACTGGTGTGTTCTGAGAGTCGACTAGGATGGGTGTGGCAGTGTTGGCTCTAGGCCCTCTTCCAATCGTCCTTATCTCCAGTAGGTTGTAGGGTATGTACCCGCAGTCTATCGACTTGCCAGCGTCTATGTCCGCATCGGTGATTGATAAGGAGTTGAGTCCGAAGAACCAGTCGGGCCTCGTTCCCTCCCCAGTAGGCTCGTGCGCTCCCTCTAACTCACCGAACTCCAAGTGAGCGGCCTTGATTCCCAAGTCCCTCTGCAAGGTGGCGGTGTAGTCATCGCTCAGTGGCTTTACGTTGCTGTTGGGGTTGAATGCCCTTATCCTGATTGAATCGGGCTTGATGCCCCATTCCGAGAAGGTTCTACCATCAGTGGCGTACATGTTGGTGCAGTCGAAGGAAAGGCCCTCTTCTGAGTTGATTTCATCGCTCGTAGCGTTGATTGCTGCCGCTGTCGCAGCCGCTATGACCTCATCGGTGAGCACGCAAGTCCAGTTGATGACCGGGGACATCAGGTACGTCCCACTCGCGATTGTAGGTGTGACTCCGTAGAATACGTTCCCGACTCTCTTGCTGTACGAGTAGACCTTGCCCACGTCTCCCGTGTGCACGCTTGCTTGGAATACCCCGTTCTCCTTCGGGAAGCCTAGGTATGAGAGTTGGTTGTTCTTATCAGTGGCATTGTTGAACTGGGGCATCGGGCTTTCCACAGCAGTGACTGTGAGTGCGGAGTTGGTGGAGTCGTATGTGGTGGTCATGCTCGTGACGATGCTCGGTGCTGGCACGCCTCGCCATTCGTTGCCGAACCACCCGTGCGTAGTGCCGGCAGTCATGGTGCTTCTGCCTGTTGCGTCTCCCGACCCATGCATGTGAGCGCCTATGGTGAACCCACCATCTGCCACCGACCTGTCATCGAAGAATATGCACACCTCGTCCTCTATCGTGTTTGGTAGGACTGTGTTCTCATTCGCTATCGAGTCTCCCATCCTCCTGTAAATCAAGCGTACGCCTGACTCGTTGCCGACGTTGTTCCTCAGTCTGAATCCGTATATCGGCTGTGTGCCTATCGAGTCGGATGTCACCTGACTGGCAGGTATGTGGGAGGAGTAGTCGGATAGGGAGGGAGTGCCGTATCTGTTGTTGGAGGATGAGTTGCCCTTCTTGCCCATTCCGTATCTGCCGGCTATCGGACTCCAGCCCGGAATGCCAGCAGCGACCAAGCCGCCGAAGTTTATCCTGCTCATCGCTCTCGTGCCTGTCCTCAGTCCCTTGACCAGTGAGGAGGTCGACCCCTTCACGTCTAGTGACTCAAGCGATGCGGTGTTGTTGCTGTTGCCACTGAGTGATTCGGATACTGCTCTGAGTAAGTTGGAGTCGTCGAAGTCAGCGACGCTGGTGACGTCCTCTCCGGTGTTCTGCGTGCTGATGTACTGTTGTAGCGTTGTGACTGGTGCGAATGGCCTACCATGCTTGTTGAGAGGCATAGGGGCAGGATGCATGTTCTCACCCTCGCTCTCTTCGGGCAATGCCCAAAAGTTGCGCCATCTACCTCCGTGCCCTATCAGGAACTGCGGCTGGTAGGCGGTCTGCCCCTTGCTGTTGTCGAGCCATGCGCAGAAGTTCCTCCCGCTCGCACCCGGCACTGTGCTGTGTATGACGATGGTGAATCCCCTGTCCCCATTGAGGTCTTCCACCTCCCTGCCTATGTGAGCGCGGATGTATCCCATGTGAGTGCCCTTGTCGTTCTTACCAACCTCGTAGTCCCAAAACGGATGCGGGTCGTGGGCAGAGCCACCTCCTGTCCTAGCATTGAGTGCAGCATGCTGGTTGATGAGCCTGACGACCTCCTCGGCTGCGTTCTGCACGTTGGTCACTCCGTCTCTCAATGCCACCTCACCCATGTCTATGGTGAGTCTCCTGACGAAATCCATGTTCGTCCATTGTGGTCTCTTGTCTAAGTAGGTCAATTCGTGTGATGACAAGTCCAGCGTCTCGCTTCGTATTCCCCTCAGACAGAGGAAGGCGGGAATGACCCTCGTCCCATCGGGAGTGTCGAAGAACGTGGATGGGTCTCTCATCGTCCTCGTCAATCCGTCAGTTGGGGTGTTTCTCCAATCAATCAACTTCCCGATGAAGAAGTCAGCCTCAGTCGTCTGTATCCTGCTCAATGAATGCAGTTTCTCGGCCTTCTCGTACAGCACAACCTCGTCCTTCGTCCTTGGCGTGGTGCTGTTGCCGGACTTGTATCCGTCGACTATGCCTCCATAGGAGTATCCGGTATGGACGTGATGACCATGGGCTTTGCCGTAGAGCCGGCTACCTGCAATAACCCTACCATCGGTTGGTAGAGCCACTGACAGATTCGCTATCGTCGTGCTGTCTATGAGGTCGCTCGTGTGCCTGTTCGCGAGGTCATGCGCGTATGCCCCCTCTATGAACTTGGATTGTTGAGTGCTCCTGATGTACGGGTTCTGCGATGGGAATCCGTTTGCCACGTCTATCTGCGTAGTCCAAGGGCTTGGGCCAGCGCCGTTGTACTTGGCGTTGATTGAGTGTAGGGGGTTCGATGTGTCCTCTCCCTCCTCGACGACTTCCTTCGGCCATCCTAGTTGGGTGGCTTGGGGACTGCTCTGCACCTGCATGTGTATGTCTTGGAACGCCACGAACTCCCTGTCGTTCCTGACGTCGTATAGCAGAACCCTCGCGTGGTCTTCCGTCGATAGGTACGGGTCTATGTATGCGATAGTGGGGGCTTTGTTCGTCGATATCCCCAACGCTGTGTAGTTCTCCTCTATCGTCCTGTTGACGTGCTGCACGTAGTTCCTAGCGGTCTCTAGGCATGTGTTGCCTATCAGGAAGTTCTCCATGGGAACGCTGTCCCTAGGATTGTCGTCCACTTGAGCCATTCCGCCGTTGAACTCCTGCCAAACCTGAGACTCGTCATAGACTCCCCTGCTCTTGGCGAACAGCCCTTCTACCGCATGCGGGTTGTTGTAGGACATGTTCGCCCATATCGTGTCTCCGTTCCGCAATCCGCCGGGCGCATATGGGTTCAGCCAAGTGGCGTTGAGAACCGCATCCCTGTCGATGTAGTCTCCCATGGAGACACGTACGTCGTATGTTCCAGCACCGGGAGTCAGGTTGCTTCTACCTGTGACGGTGACTACCTGTTCCCCGCTCGTGTTGACTGTCGCCACATCACTGACAGTGCCTATTGGGAATATCGTGCCACTGAAAGAGCCGCCGGTAGTGTGGAAGTAGATGTAGTCGCCCTTCTTGAGGTTGCCACCATGCAAGTCATTCAGGCTCTTACCTGCTGCTGTCGTCACTGTGATGGTGCTGCCCGATACAGTCGTCGTCGTACCTACCTTGTGTGTAGAGCCTAGAACCTCATCGTACAGAGCGCTGCTGTATTGGGCGGAGTTTCCTTGGTTGTAGATTGGATTTGCGGTAGTACCGACGTTCAAGTCCTGTATGGCCTTCCTGCTCTTTCTAGCGAGGTATATCTCCTTACCCTCCAATGAATTGGGATAGGTGACTGCGAACTCGTAGAACCCTAGCACTATGCTGGTCTTGGGTATGTCTACGTCAGTCCTGATGTTCTTGAGGTGGCCGTGGTAGTGATACTTGTATATCGTACCATTATCTTCATGCTCTACTACATAGAGCAACTGTCCTTGTTCGGTTGGTGCTGCTGCGAGAGTGTCATAGCCCAAGTCGGGGAACTTGTTGAAGTCCTCCTCGCTCAAGGTGACGATGAGCACTTTCTCATTCAGGTCTACTGCTATGTTCTCTTCCGTCTGAGCCTGTACTGTTCCCCTAGCCCTACCCGTCTCCACTCGTGCTGCATGTGGGTTGCTCTCAGGCCCTGCCTTGAACTCGACTGCGCTCACGTACTGACGGAGACCGTAGTCGACGTTGCCTCCCTGCGTCTTGACGCTAGCAGCATCGTGGTAGAACTCGCCTCTGCTCTCGAAGTCGCTGGATGGGGTGAGGTCGTCGGATGCCATGGGTGTGGCATTCTCGACCACTGGGCCACCGACGAAGAGGGATATGCCCTCTTTCAGGCTGGAGATGAAGTTCTGAGATACGTTGTAGTCCAAGTTGACGAGTTCTATGTAGCCATCGCCAGCGGGGTCGTTGGCGTACCATCCCCATTCCCCCTCCGCTGTGAAGACCCTCCTGTACCTGTTCTGATTCACACCCGCTATTCTTCCGCTGGTTGTCGCCGCACTTGGGAAGACCTTGGGGTCGCTCACTGTCAATTGACGAGTGCTGTCATCCCACTTCTGCAATGTCGCTGACTTGACGTGCTTGTTCTGAGATATGGCGTATGCGTATGCTGACTGGGCCTCCCTGTCTGCCGGCTCTACATCCTTCATCCTACGACCCACTGGGCTTGGGTTGTAGGTGTGTGCCGTGTGGGTGGCGTCTACGTGTATCTTGAATGCGTTGTCAGGGCCGACGTTGTTGTGGAAGAACTGCTTGGAGAACACGGGTATCTCCGCCAGTGCCCTCGTGCTGGCGAACTGAGTGCCGAGTTGGTAGTCATGTGACACGTCATTGAGGGATTGGTGCATCCTGTCGTTCACGGTAGTGCCGTTCTCCAAGTCACTGTTGCTGCCGAAGTCAGGCTCGCTCATGATGGTGAAGTTCCCGTAGACAGTCGCAGTCGTACCGCTGACGCTGCCCTCCATGTATCCGGCTGAGTTGAGGAGTTCGGTTATGGTAGTGAACTCCCTACCCCTGCCGCTGACGAAATCGCCACTGCCCACTGCTGCTGACGAGAAGACGAATGTGCTGCCTGTCTTGCTGGAGTACTTGGCGCTCGTGCCATCAGGTAGGTATATCCTGCCGACCTTGGGGAATCCGTACGTACCCCAACTGCTCAGTGACGTGGATTTGTTGTTGAGAGGCTCTATGTGCAGAGTGCCGCTGCCAGCGACAAAATCGATGTCCAGCCTAGTCGCTGTCACTGCGTATGCCCTGCGGGTGGAGTATGACTCGTGCGCTAGCACGCTTCTCTGATTCACAGGTGCTGTGTCCATAGCGCCTTGGCCCGGCCCACCGAGCGTGACTGTGACGACGGGAGCGTTAGGCTCTATCTCCTTGACTACGTGGGAGTCGGGGCTTCCGCTACCAGTGAGGCTGACGGAACGTGTGATTGCTGATTCCGCCAGTCCGATGCACTCGATGGTGGTCAGGCTGGCATTCTCCCCCTCGCTCTCCTTCACTGCTCTGACTCGCGCTCTGCTGAGTAGGTACATCGGCGTCATCAGGTTGACTGGAGCAGTGTCTTCCACCAGTGACTTCAGGGAGGAGAGTTGGTTCGTCCTCCTTCTGTCCGATGGTTGGACTATGAGTCTCACATTGGATACGTTGTCTACGACCTCTATGTTGTCTATGATGTCGAAGACCTCGTGTATGTGGGATGACACATGGGGTATCCCAGTGTCGAACTCACCTGCTGATGGGGACGATACCACTGTCTCAGGTTCTACTCTGTTGAAGATTCCCTTGTCTGTCAACGTCGTACCGCCTAGTATCTTGTCCATGGTCATTCTGTTGAAGACGGACTCGTGCGTGCCAGTCGTGCTGGATGACTCCCTTATGACTGAGGGAGTGCTATTGACCGAGGTCGATATGGCTCTAGGCGTGTACTTCGATGGGGTCAGGCTGTCATCTAGCGCGAAGTCGGCCTCGTACCCCTCGCTGTTGTCCCCTATCATAGAGTGCGGGGTCGCTAGTATCGCATCCCCAGTCACAGCATCGATGACTCCTCCTGCTGAGTACAGGGTCTTGCCCGATGCTAGTGATGCTACGATAGCGTCATATACGTATGACCCTCCTCCCGTCGGGACGTTTCCTGCTGGTACTGTCTTCTCGACCATCAGCAGGGGCTGGTATCTCCTTGCTGTGCCAGTGCCGCTACCGACTCCGGTGGAGGTAAAGACAGTACCTACGTTGTTGTCCGCTGCTCCTATCGATGTGAAGTCGGTGTTGCCAGCGCTGACTATGACGTACTGCTGTCCCGACACGAAAGAACCGGCATTGGTGGTCGTGTGCATGCTCTCGCCAGTTAGGTCTATCGCATTGTAGTGAATCTCGACGTACGGTGCGAACTTGACGGTTGTCGTCTTCAACTCAGGGACATGCAGCAGCGCGACCCTGCTCTTGCTGGATGGTCTGAGGTGATGGGTTCTGAGGTCGTTTTCGTACTTGGTCTGTAATGTAGGGGCAGGGCCTTTGAGCAGGAAGGGCGTGAAGTCGAACCTGTCTCCGCCTATTGCTATCAGTTCCCTCTTCCCAGCGGGTGGGCTGTTGGTGTTCTGATACGAGTTGATGGCGGATGTCACCGTGCCCGTATTGGTGATTCTGCTGATTTCCAGTTGGTCGAAGTCTCGATAGATGTCTATTTGGCTGTTGATTGCTATCTGCTGGTCTACGCCATCCTGCATCTCGTCGTACACCAAGTCGATGATTTCCGCTCTTCCGTTGCCCCTCTGATTGACTATCTCGTCGGATGCCCTAGGCAATATGGTCAGGAAGGAATGACCGTCTACGTGATTTCCTATGTGTCTGCCGCTGTGTCCTATCTTCCAACCGTCGCTGTCCTCAAGCGGCCATACTACGGCATATGGGTTATTGCTGTCCGTAGCGGTCGTCGCCATCCTAGAGGAGAAGACGAATCCGTGGTTGTCGTATCCGCTCTCGTCTATGACCATCTGCCCCGTCCTGTCTATGATTTGGGTGTTGTAGTGAGGCGGTTGGTACACCTTCCCCGACTTGTTGTCAATGAGGAGGTCTGCTCCTATCACGACGAAGTAGTCATCGACATCGGTGGTTCTCGTCTTGTTTATCACACCGACTAGTCCGCCATTCGTATCGACGTTGTGGTCTAGGTGTATGCTCGATATCGTGAGGACGCCGGTATCCACGTCAATGGAGTGCAACCTGACCCTCTCAGGGGGTGTTGCGTTCGGCTTGCGAGTCTTCCTGTCTATGCTTCCGGGGTTTATGAGCAGGTTGTACGGTACGTGAGCCACAGTCCTGCTGATGTTAGCACCTGTCGTTCCGTCGTATATCTCGTAAGAGCCTGAACTGTAAGGCGATGCAGTGAGGTCGACTGTTCCTGTCGTGACCGTGTTGCCTGTGAGCGTCTTCGCCAACTCCTTGGCGTCCGCAGTCGTCACCGTCATGGTGCTGAGTGTATTGGTGTCGTACCCACCAGTCAGCGTGGTGAAGGTGTACTCCTTCTCTATCGGTGCTATTGGCTCTTCGAACCTGTATAGGAGGATTGTGTCATCGCCCACCAGTGGGCAGTTGTTGTTGGCCATCGTGTTCCTGAACCCAGCAGAGATGTGGATGGCCTCCATGACCCCACGGAAGTCCCCTCCCTTGCCCCCGACGTAGGTGTTGGAGTTCGACTGCACCAGCCCCAGTGTGGCATCGAATCTCTTCTGCGCCATCAGAGCGCCATTGATGTAGAGGTCTATCGACTTGGGTCTCACTGTGGCAACGACGTGCAGAAGTTCCCTGTGATTCCTGTTCAAGTCGGTGACGAGGCCGTAGTTGCCTGTGTCGAATCTGTTGTAGGAGTCGTGTATGCCTCCGAACGTGGAGCGGGGGAACACAGTGCCATCGTACCTGTTGCCGGCGGAGACCTCGTTCGCAGTCGATATCTCATGGCTCTCCCTGATGCCGTTGTTGTGGAGGGTGACCCTGAACTTGGCAGGGCCGGGGGTATCCACGTTGCCGATTGAGAGTTTGAACTGCCCCTCCTTCTCCATGATTGTGCCGCCGCAGTCGGGCATGACCCAAGCCTCGAACGTCATGAAAGGGTAGTTCGCGCCTATGACGCTGCGAGACGGGTCTGAGTTCTTGTCACTCAGCATGCGGCTGACGTCGCTACCACCCTCTGACGTCTTCTTGCCGATAGCGCTGAAAGCGCCTTCGGGGATGAGGATGCTGTCGCTCACCCCATCGAAGAAGAATGCGTGGTTCGTCTTGCCTATTGCCGTCATTGTATCACAGGATGTTGTCTATTGGTGCGAATATGATGTTGAAGTTGTAGACAGTCTCCCCTGCGTCATAGTTGATGTCGAGTTTCTGAATAGCGCCTTGGATTCCGGTTCTGCTATCACTGGCCTCTGAGAACTCCGTTCCTGCGGCTAAAGCGCCATCAGAGCCTTTTAGAGATACATCGCCGAAGCCCAACCCAGTGGGCATGAAGAAGTTCCTAGCGGTGTACTGAGTGCCGTCCTCCGCATGTAGCATCGAGTTGAAGGGTATCTGAAGACCGATGATGTAGTCCTTCTTGTTCCTACCAAAGATTCCAGCACCGATGCCGGTGGCAACACCGCCAAGACCAGCAGTAGTACCAAGCGCTACACCGCTACCAGCAGCACCAACAGCAGCAGAACCAACAGCACCAATCGCAATGGGTGCAGCGACTATGAGTCCAGCGATTCCTAGAGCGGCTGCTGCACCTGCTTGCACGGCTCTTCCTGCTTGCGTCTTGCTGTTGTTCACGATGCCGTACAGGTCTTGCACCTTGTCGCCCGCTGACTTCTTGGTCTCGTTAGCGCCACCGGCGAAAGTCACCACATGGGGTTGGTTGAGTCTGCCTGTGTCAACGAAATCTATGGTATTGCCATTGGGGGCGACGCCTTTGACGAGATGGACTATCCTCACTCCTGCGCTATTGACCGTATCAGCGCCATTGACTCCTGCTTCGACGTTGATGGTAGTGGCCAGTGAAGAGGAGAAGTAGGTGGATAGTTGCGCGTTGATGAACGAGTTGACTGCCGATGCTACCTGCAATGCCGTCGCGTCTTCGGGATTGATGAGCACGGTTGCCGAACTGCCGCTGCCCCCGTTCGAGGAGTATGCAGTCCCTCCTGCGTTGGTGGTCTTGGTGAAGGTGATGTTTCTCTTGTTCCCGTTGAAGTCCCTGATTACCATCCTAGGATTGGTAGTGCCTTCGAATATCTCGCGTAGGTTCGTGGGAGTGGCCCACTTGGTGAACCCCGACGCCTTCTTTCCGAAGGTGACTAGGCCGTTTGCTGCTGCCGAGCCTTTGGCCACTTGGTCATCGACGATGACGCCTTGGATGTTGACCATGGCCGAGTTGACGTTGAGGTCGAAGCCAACTCTCCTGCTGCCTGAGAAGGGTAATGCAGAGCCTCCGACCTTCCTGCTGGTGGTGAGTACCATGTTGGTGGCGTTCAGTTCTATGACGTCTTTGCTCTCCTGCACCAGTCTTATGGGAGTACCGACAGGCATCACAGCACGCTCCTAGCAGTGCCTAACCTCGCCTTCACTTGGTCTTCTATCATAGAGCCTATCTCATTGGCGTACATTCTCTTGTCGCTCTTGTCGGTCATACCTGCTAGGCTCAGTGTCATGTTCACCGAGGTGTTCATGCCTCCCTGCACTGCTGCTCCTATTGATGTGAAGTCTCCCTTCCTAGCATCGTTTATCGCACCAGCAGCGCCTTTGATTTTGTCTTTGAGTCCACCTCCGAACTTCTTTACCTTACCCAGTATTTTGCTTACTGGTTCAAACTTCTTCCTTATCTTGCGGAATGCGTCCAAGAAGGGTTTGGTGATGGCATCCTTGATTTTAACGAATGAGGATTTCACCCCACCAACAATGTCCTTACCTACGTCCTTCACCTTGTTGACCATTGCTCTCGCTCCTTGTGCTGCTAGACCTATTCCAGCAGCGAGTATCTTACCGGGCAGTCTCATGATGGATTTCAACAGAGGCAGGAGGTTGTTCTTGACTGTGCCCTCTATCGTGTCGAATGCACCTGAGAAGTCTCCGGTCAGGAACTTGCCTATTGCCTTGAAGGTATCGAATACGATTTTCAATATCGGGATGATACCACTCTCCACGAGTATCTTGATGCCTTCGAGTGCTCCTCCCAGTATGGTTTTGACCACGCTGCCTATGCCTCTGACTACTGGCTCTAAAGGCCCAAGTGCGGGTAGCAGGGTCTCATCGATGAACGTCTTCAAATCGTTGAACTTCTCTACTGCGAACTGGACTGCTGTGCCTATCGCTGATGAGAGAGCGCTTCCTACTGTGGCTGCTATGCCTCCCAATCCGGTCATCAGTCCTCCGACTGTACCGAGTGATGAGGTCAGCGATGCCATGCTGTTCAATAGTGCGCCTAGTGCCATCACAACTCCTCCATCTCAAGGAAGGTGTAGTCGAAATCCACAACTTCGTCACTGCCTGAACTAGACCTCAGACGCTCTTTCTTCTCGGCTTCCTCTCGCTCGTGCTCTATCGCCATGGCCCACGCGAGAGACTGCTTGAACATGGACTCTTCCATCATATACACCTCTCGTAGGGATATACCGTAGTGTTTTGCCACGGTGTAGGCGAACAGTTGAAGTTGATATCCTAAATCGTCTGCCGTTTCTATGTGCTGCTTCTTTAGGAAATCATTTACCTTCAACTGTTCGCTTTCGTAAAACCCCCTTGCATCGCCTCCGCCAGTTCATCGGGTTTGGGTAGAACGGCTGCGATGTTCTGTCCTACGTATGAGTTGACTTGCTGCAACTCTTGAGTTGTTAGTTCGGGATTCGTTCTCACGACCCAATTGCTGAGAGCGTACGACCAGTACCCTTCTAGGTCTAATTCTATCTCCTGTCCGTTCATTTGGAACATGGATTGAGCGGCTCTCTGAATATCCAAGAACGAGATTTCACGAATCCATATCTCCATGACCTGCTCAGGGTCATCGGGGTCGGTTCTTATCTCGTGCTTGTGTTCATTCTTCTTCGTCAGTATTGCTTGTTTCTCCACTATCGGCATCTGTTGTCACTTCCTCGGTTGCAGCCTCTTCGTCAGAGGGGGCATCCGACGATTCCTCGGCAGCCGCTTCTTCAGCGGGGGCTTCGGTCTCGTCATTGTCGGTTTCGACTGTCTCTTCTTCTACTATCCCATCGTCATCGCGCCTGAGCCTGAGTATGATTTCTGCTTTTGTCCCTCGGACGGTCAGTCCTCGTTCCCTGCATATGTCTCTGAGTTCAGCCACGGTCATGGCATCGTAGTCGAAATCTGTGAATGGGTTGCTCTCTTCAGCAACCTCGTAGTTGTTGTCTGCCGGTTGGTCGGGAATGACTTCAGGCTCATCAGGTGCATCGGGTTGAAGGTCTCCAACTTCGATTCCTGTGTCGTGTCCTGAGTCGGCATAGTCAGTGTGGGTCAGGACTTCCTCTGCTACCTCGACCCACGCTGGCTTCTCAGACAGCATGGTCTGATACGTGTAATCTATTACGTTCTTGGATTTACCATACATGTTTTCATCGATTGGTAAGTCCATCTGTCCTGCAAGCCAATCGACGTATCCGCGAGTGCTGAGTCTCCTCGCCCAGTATGCTCTGTCTACCTCTGACGGCATCATGGGGCAAGCACCGTATCCTTCGCTATGACCTTGATGGTCTTGGGTAGTATCTTGAGTACGGAGCGTAGAGGGCCTTTGTCCTCCGGTATCGGTAGTGGTGCTTCGGTGATGAAGAAGTCATCGATGAGTATGTCGATTGACTCTGCATCCCCAGCCGCTGTGGTGTTCTTGGTGAATGACAATCTGATGAGGTCGGGGTCTACGCTGTCGCTCGTGCTCTCGTCGAAGTTGCGCACTGCTCTCCTCATCCTGTGGTAGAACACTGGGTCGTCTACGATAATCTCCATCTCCAAGTCGTACTCGGTCTTGCCCTCCACTGCCAGTGCAGGGTTTCTCGTACCCGCGTGTGGCACTTGGTCTGTCTCGCTGTCGACGATGTTAGCGCCGCTGATTGTGTAGTACTGCTCGACCCCAGTGCTGCCGTTGAGCGTGAAGGAGACGACTTGCCCGACTGTCTGACCCAGTACGGTCATGATTCCGTTGTAGAACATGAATGGCTTCTGCGTGCCCTTCTCTATCCCTGATGCCTTCCTGTCGAGCAGGTTGGCTGCGGTGTCCTCGAATAGCCTGTGTGCGTTGTACCTGTCTCCCTTGTTGCTGGTCTCTAACCTACCAGTGTCGGTGTAGCAGAACGCTGAGTCGAAGTTGACTGACATCCTCAATGCAGCATCTGTGTCAGCAGTCAGGCTGAAGTCCTTGACCTTGCATCCACGGAAGACACGGGTCAGTTGCTTTGAGTCCGAAGTACCACCGTCGGTCGTGCCTTGGTTGTGCCCTTGGTCTAGTCTCCTCACGCTGACCTCCATGGAGAAGGATGGTACTTTCTCACGGGAGAAGTAGAGATGCTCGACGGGATTGGTCAACACACCGGTCGATGCTCTGCCGGGGCTTGTCGCTGCATTGGCTGCTTCGTACTTGGCGAACTCCACAGTGGGGTTAGTGTAGTCGTACTGCAATGGCTCATCCAACCAAAGGGTGTGTACGTCGAGACTTCGAGCATAGCCGATAATCCTGCGTACCTCTTGCTTCACGGCCTTGTCGAAGACGTTCGAAGCGCCTACGTTGGGCCAAGCATCCAAGTGGTTCTTGGTGTCACCCACGTTGGTCTCCCTGTACGTCTGTATGTCGACGGTGGCATTGCTTGAGTCAGTCAAGACAAGATAGGAGTTGTTGTCGGATATGTTCGTGCTGACCCCATCGACGTCAATCAATGGTGGACTAGATGAACCTGTTATCTTCACGTAATTAGAACCCACATCCGCTCCTGATACTATCGTGAAGGTAGCGCCTCCGTTGGATTTCCCACCGCTGCTGACCTTCGAGACCTTCTGCCCTAGGCAGTAGTAGAACCATCGTCCATTGTGTATGTTGCACTCGAACGCGCCTCCTGTGTTGGTGTATCGTCCGGGTACTTGCACTGCGACGTCACGGCCTAGGCCAACGACGTGATACCTCTTGAGGTCGACCTTGGTCTCAGGTAGTGCGACGGTGCTGACGAGTCCCACGAATTGGTCTGTCAGGACTGCCTCTGTGGAAGCGACAGCGCTGTTTCCGACAGAACCCATGGTCTTGTCGTACGCTGGTGTGCCGAACGGTAGGATGTGCATCTTGCCTCCAGCCTCGGAGTCCTTATCCCCACTGCTGTGGTCGGTCTTGAGTGCTGGTGTGAGCGTCAGTTCAGTGGTGTTGCTGTTCGTCACATCGTGCTTCACTATCGTGTACGTGCGTCCCCTGACGTTGTAGTTGTCATCTGTATCGAACTTGTTCGTGCTTCCAGCGAGTCCTGAGAACATCACCTTAGACCCCACTAGCATGCCCTTGGGGTATAGCAGTAGCCCGTCCTTCATTGGTGAGGTGCTTGGGTTGCCAGCAGCATTGGTTGCTGAACTGAGGGCAATCACGCTTGTGTCTGCTGTGAGATTGCGCCCACCGCTCTTTGCCGTGAACTTGAAATCAGTGCCTCCGAAGGCATGCTCAAGCACCAGTCCTGACTCGTGCCCGAACGTGATTTCGGACAAATCTCCACGATAAACTGACGACGGCATGCTCCTCTACACCTCACGGGATAAGTTCTGCAAAGATAACTACTTCTATCTGATAGTTCATTCTGAAGAGTTTTTTGCTTCTATCTGATAAATCTGTTCTTGTTTTATAAACGAGTCTGTCGAAGTTAGCCCCATCCCCTTTTCTCTTGAGGTGGATGCACCTTCTCAACTCGTTTTCCATGGCTTGGAAGTGCTTCCTGCTTCGCGTGGTTCGCATGTCAACGGTGATGTTGATTCTCGTGGTCACGAAGTCGTAGAGCAACTCAGGCGTCTCTTCGTTGTGAGCCGTCTCGAATACCATGATGTAGTCGGTTCTGTCTAGGTCGAGGCGCTTCCCTCTCTCAGCCCCGGTCTCCGCTATGTCGATGATGACGGGCTTGTAGTTGTCCGTGTTGCCCCTGTTCCAGTTGTCCTTGAGCACGTCTATCACGACGTCGATTCCTTCCTTGAACGTCGCTACCATTACTCGAACACCTTCTTCCTCTTCTCCCTCTCATGGGCTTTGAAGTCGGGCACTACGTTAGACCCGTCGAATGTGAGTTTCTCCTGCTTGAGTAGCGATGACTCGGTGAGCATCCTCTTCATCGCGTTCTCCTCGTTGCCGTCCTCCTGAGCGAGAACTCGCTCATACTGCTCGCTTGGGCCTTTGGCCACTGCCTCCCGGACTTCCCTCTGCATGTCGGGAGTGGCGAACTCGTCGGAGATTATCTGCTTGTACTCCTCGTAGACCATTCTCTTCAAATCATCACTCAAAGGTCACCACCTCCACGTACCTGCCGAACACCTTGTCTATGTCCGCTCGGTACAGTTGTATCTTAGCGCCTAGGTCTACGTTCTGCGTTCCCTCCGGTATGAGGACGCTTCTGTCGTCGTTCATCAGGAGGTCTATCGCCACCATCTTGGTGGTGATGTCCTCGATTCCCTTGTCGACGTACCTCTCACCGTAGATGTAAGTGACCTTGACTGCGTTCCACTCGAAGAACGGGTATGAGTTGTTGAAGTAGATGATGCCCATCTCAGGGTCTAGCCACCAGTCTCGCAGTCTCCCCCTGTCTCCACTGGAACTGCCTCCCTGCAAGTCTACTAGCAATCTGCTTTGTGTCACAGTGAGTCCGTTCAAGTCGTCGACCGAAGAGCCTACGACTGAGGCGCATCCAGTGAACGTCGTAGCAGTCTTGCCTGTGTATCTGATTGCAGTGTCTCCAACCGATAGTACTCCAGCATCTGCGAAGTTTGATGTGGAGTCAACAGTCAGAACGGTCGTAGTGGCATTACTGACAGTAGCAGTGCTAGTCTCCACTTGACTCAACTCTATGTTGCTGTCAGTCACCACAATGCTGCATGTCTCTCCGGCTTTCGTACCTCTCATGCTAGTGAGTTTGACTATGCCGCTACCCAAGTCGGAGTTTGCTGTCGCGAAGAACTCGTTGTGGACTGCTACATTGCTGGTGTTCCCCTCCAATGTGAATGCTGGGCTGAACTCCAATGACGTCTTGCCAACCCTATCCTCCTTGTTGATGAGGTCGGCAAGGTTCTGTGCCGTGGTTATCTTGTCGAAGTCCGCTCGCCAATTCGTAGTACCACTGCCGATTGTGAGTGCGCTTGCACTGCCATTGCCGGGTGAGACGACGATAGAGCCGCTCAGAGAGCGAACGTCATCGGGTATCTTGATTCGTACCTCGGAAGCACCAATCTCCCGGTAGTCGTCACCCTGCCATAGTTCGAGTCTGAGAATCTGCTGAACGTTCCTGAACAGGAGCGGCGTAGTGCCGACGTAATCGGTGTAGTACCGGCGTCTGTACGGTTTGTACGTGTCGAAGTTGATGTACTCGGCGCTGACGAGATAGGGTCTCCAAGCGTTGTGAGTGAGATTGTCTATGTGGTCTTGCATACGCAGTATGACGTCATCGACCTTCTTCTTGGTGATGCCACGGGTTCTGCCGTTGGTGAATGACGCTTGGTTCTGAACGTAGCCATTGTCCGCTACTTCGAAGTCACTGGCAGTCAGGGTAGCCCCGCTGAATGTTATCTTGACGCTACCTGCCTTGGTGGATGTTCCTTTGCCGATTGCTGTTATGGTGAGGTCTTCCTCTCCGAGTGGGTCGGCATCGCTGTACACCCTTATCTTGTCACCCACTGAGAATCCTATGTTTCGGTAGTCCGTCCCAGTGATGTAGACGGCATCCGAGTCTGCGTCCTTGCTCATCAGGACTGCCTCTTGAGGCCCTATGTCGAGCAGGTCTGCGACTTTCTGTGCTGTGGTGTAGACGACTTCAGTGGGGTCGAGAGGTCTTGTCTCTCCTTCCCCCGGACTGAAGACCTGTGGCATCTACTGCCCCTCCCCCATATACGGCGGCAGTTTGACTCCGAATATTGGGTTAGGTGCACCGCATCTCTCGCACTTCGGGTCTTTAGGCCCGATTCCCTGCTTGCATTGCTGGCAGAACATGCTGTCTATCAGTTTCATACCCATGGGGTCGTCGGGAGAAGTGGGTGCTAGGTTCTTCAGAACCATCCAAGCCTTATCGAACGCGCTCATATTCTATTCTCCTCATCGCGAGTCTCTAGGTTGTACTCCATGGGCTTCTCGCATGCCCCACATGTGGCTCTCCACATAAAGTGTAGGAAGCCACAATGCTTGCAGCGCGTACCAGCGCCGATGTTCATGATGTCAGCGACTTCCTCTGTCCTAGCACGCTGCTTGCGAGTGACTCCCTTGAGGGGTTTCTCGGTGTCGGCTGGAACTTCGTACTTGATGTCTGCTCGAACGTCTTGCTTTTGGAATCTGCTTATGTCGTCGAAATCAATCTCCACGGATTCCAAACTCATACATATCCCTCACCATCATGCGTAGTATGTCAGAATTAGATATACGTTGCCTAGTATGACAATTGGCTCTGACGAGACTAGAGAGGTAGTAGTATCTGCATCCGTGACTGTCGTGTAGGCATCGTTCAGTGCTGTCTCTGCTGCGCTCTCCGAAGAGAAGTCAGCAGGTGCTACTGGCCCTACTACCGCGAACTTTAGCGTTAGACTTGCACTACCCATCTAGGTCACCGCCTCAATCAGCGCTTCCCTAGTGCCCACCAAGAACCAGTATTGCTGGTTTTACAGTCTACTACCATTGTACCCGGTGCTGCGTCTGCGACGATTGCGAATGCTCCGTCTACGCCTCCACCAGTGACATCGGCGTACGTATCACCTGTGACTCCGCAAGCCAATATCTCTGAAAGACCTGTGACTATCGAGCCTGTGGTCACGCTGTCTGCGTCCCAATCTCCGGTGACCATCAAAAGGTCGCCCATTGCGTGTGTTCTTGTGTCTGTTGTGCTGCTAAATGCCATTATTCATCATCTCCTATTGTTTCTGTTTCTAGTACTTCTGCCGGTTCTTCAACTGGTGCTTCCTCGACTACTGGCTCTACCACGGGGGTCGGGTTCAAAACACCTTCCACCATATCGAGCAATGTCATCTTGGTTTTGAAGCCTCCACCAACGTGGACTCCCTGCCCTGTCAACCACTCTGTGATTTTGGCTTTCGTCCATGCGGAGTCAGGTATCCCATCGCTGCCTAGGTCTTCATGCGCTCCTGCTATTACGAAGTCTGCACTGAGTCTTTTGCTATTTCTAGCAACCCAGTCGTCAGATACTTCCTGCGGAATGCCCCTAACCCAGTCAGGCATGGAGGCATCGTTGTTCCGACGCCTGTCCTGCTTTCCTATGTAGGTCACCGTGGGCACTTACACACCTCACGAATAGAAGACTAATATTTGTCCGCTAGTCACAGAGCCTGTGGCTTCCAAAGTGATTACTTTTCCGCTAAAGGAAAGACCTGCGTCTTGTCCGTGGTTAGCGGTAAATGTAGTCAAGAATGCCCCAGTGATTGCGGTGATGCCACCTGCTAGTGTCACTGTGTTGCCGTCTGCGATTGCTCCTAGGGTTAGGATAGCCATCTTTGGTGCTGGGTCGTATCCGTTTGCTCCATCGCTGTTCACTGCTGCGAAAGTACCCGGCCCGCCGCCGGGGTAGGATACATCTCCTGCTCCATCTAGGTATTCGGTCGTGTCTTGTGAACCCGCTCTGAGTTCCCAAGCGCCTGTCACTGCGGCTGTTAGCGAGCCGCCCGCTGCTGTTGCTGTTAATTCTTCTGCCATATCTTTTTCACCTTACCTTGTTATCTCCCTATCGTTCAGCCTCACTTGAGGTCACGTACGCTCCCCTGTGCTCCGAAGAAGGTAGTCCATATCTCACCCATGGTTCGGTATAGACCCTCTTGGCCCAGTCTGTTGATGGCGAACGGGTCGCCAGTCTCGATACCTGACTCGAAGTACTGCGTTGGTATTGCAGTGCTGAAGTATAGGTAGTCGGTGTCTAGGTAGTACATTCTGCTGATTCCATCAGAGAGCATGTCCTTGGTTGGGATGATTGGTACACCGTTGTAGGTTGCCACGATGAATCCGGCTTCGATACCGGGAACACCCTTCACACCGTTGTAGGTTGGGGTGACCCTCTTCTCTTCCATGAACCTCTGTTGGGATTGTAGCAGTTGCTGAATCCTCATCAGTGTGTCGTATCCAGTTAGGATGACTTTCGGGTTTCCACCACGAATCCACAACTTTTGGAACATCTCGTCCATGATGTCCAGTGTGAGGACTCTTTGATTTCCTGCTGAAGCGTCTGCTCCACAGGATACCTCTGCTCTTGACCAAGAGTTGGAAGCCCTAGCAATCGAGTAGATGTCTAGGTCTCCTGCTGCGTCGACGTGTGTTGTACCGCCGCTTGTTCTTAGTCCAGTCAAACCGTTGGTTGTACCGTCTTGTGCAGTCACTCTGTCGAGGGACTCGAAGTTGTTTCCTGCTGGGGTGTCGACGTCCGTTAGGAGCATCTTGTTGACCATCTCAGCGTGGTGCTTGCCCATCTCTTCCTTCATGACTGAGCGGATGTCTCCCAATCCGTCGTCCTTGTCAGCAAGGAAGATAGCCGTCTCGGACATATCGAACGTGTGTGCGATTGTCTTTGGCTTGGCTGCTACGTGCTGGAAGGTTGGCCTCACAGTCTCAGGCAGTGTTGCGTTCTCAGCAACTCCACCGTGTAGTACACCGTCGTTGTTTGGGCGAGCGGTGATTACTCTCCATCCGCTTCTGTCCCATGGTCTCTTTGGTAGTATAGAGAAGGCGTTGAACTCTTGGTTCAACTGTGACCATACTTTGCGTCCGTAGATTGCTTGGTATGTACCACCAGTGGTAGACAGCATTGGGCTGTCAGCCTTCAACAGTTCGCTGCCACTGTATGAGTAGCCCATTGCGTTTCCAGCACCGTAGTAGTACCTTTCCATGTCAGTTATTGTTCGTACGTAATTTCTTGCCATTTTTCTTCACCTCTTATCTCCTAAAGTAGTATTCACTCGAACGTCTTTGACGCCAAGTTGTGTACTTCCTCCCATGTCATTTGTGCTAGGTCTTCAGTCGAAGGAACGACCACGGATGGTGCGCTCTCGGACTTGCGGATTTCGCCTCCTTCTGAAGGAGTTGCTATTTCATCGATTCTTGCACCTAGTGCTTCGATGGATTTCTGTATTTCACCAAGAGGGCCGCGTGCGTCGAAGGCTAGTGCCTCGGACTTTGCTACCTCTTCTGCTCTCTCAGCAGCGAATCGAGTAGCGAATTGCTTCTCTAGGTTAGCCTTGAACTCCTGCTCTAGGGCTGCTGCTTTGTAGACTTCGTATGCGGACTCTACGTCTGCGTCGGATGCTGATGTCACGAAGTCGGATTTCTCGACTTTGCCACCGCTTCCGGTTGTCTTGCCGATAGCGTTGGTGGACGGGTTTCCGCCTTCCTGTGCTCGGCCTTTGACCTGACCAGTGTGCTGCTCGTATCCTGCGTCCCACTCTTCAGGAGTAGAACCTAGGTTGGCTTTCTCTAGGTCATCGAAGTGTGCGCGTGCTGCTTCTGTGTCAACTCCGCCACTCTTCAGGGTGTCTTCCATCCAGTTGAGGTACTCGGAAGTGATAACGTCGGAGTACTCTGCTGATTTCTCAACAGATGCTTCCTCTGCTACTTCTTCGGGTACATCCTCGGATTTCTTACCCTCGTCTTTCTTGTCGGCGGCGTCCTTTTTCTTGTCCATGTGCTCTGCGAGACCTTTTGGCATGGCTTTCTCCATGTCATCCAGTCTTCCCTCAAGGCGCGATAGGACATCGCCCAACTGCTTCATCATTTCATTGTCGTTCTCTGTTTCTGTCATTTCTGTCACGTCCGTGTCTTCTTTCAGTATGCTGAATGTTGCTTCGGGATTGATGCCTTTCTCGCAAATCGTTATCTCATGTAGTTCCAGTTTGCTTATCTCTTGGTAGTCGCCTCTCTTCGGGTCTGATTTTCTAACCCTCTTGAAAGCCTGACCGCCGATACTGAATCCTCTGAGAACGCCTTTTCTGATTTCTGCTGAAACCTCTTTTGCTTTCTCGATGTCGTCACGCAGTTTTACTACAACAAACATTCCGACATCATCGACTTCGCTTTTCCACAACCTCCCTTCGCTATCAGTGTAATTCGGTACTACATCTCCTACTTGTATATTTGAGTGCGCAAGTTGAACGTTTCTGTACGACGGATTCTGCATGAACTTGCTGAATGCGTCTTTCAATGCCTCCTTCGTTATTACGTCACCTTGCTTGTCTACAACTTCCACGCTGGCGTAGCCAGCCACGATGAGGTCGTTTCCTCCCTTGAGCACGACCAGTGGGTCGTCATCATGTCTGAACAGTTGTCTACTTCCGAGCACACTATCGGTAGGGACGTATTGCTTTACTACTTCAATGCTCCGGGACTACCAATCAAGGTTTCTACGAGGCGTTTTCGTTGTACTGCTTGGCATTTCGTGCCATCTTTTTCCTTCTTCCGGGATAGTCGTCAGGTTTCTCCGGGTCTGTACCCGGACGCTTCTTCATGTCCCAATCAGGTAGGCTCTGCTCGGCTATGAGCGTTGTAGGCCCTCTAGGACTCTCAGTCCCATCGCCGACGTCTATGCCCAGTCCCCTTCCGCCGCTCATGGGGTAGTGTCCCGCGAATCCCTTGTCGAGTTTGTCGAGTGTCTTCTCTATCAGTAGCAGCGCCTTCAAGGTGTCCTTGGGCTTCAGTACGATGCTGCTGTCCTTCTTGGGCTTCAGTATCCCAGCGCTCTGATGCTCTATCCTGCGGGCGCGCTCGTCCGTCATGCCCTCGTCAGCCTCCTCCTCATTCCAGTCTGCGCCATCGGGCGTCTTGTTCTTCTCGCCCTTGAGGTATGCGAACCCATTCTCCCAGTATGGTTGTAGGCTCTTCGCGAGTCTCACTGAGTAGTCGGAGTCCGATACCGAGCCTATCGCTGCCACTGGGTTGATTGGGCCTTCCTCGCTTATCTCGTACTTCACTAGGTCTTCGGGCAGTCTGAGGATGAAATGGGAATCGTCGATGTCCATGGTGAACGGAACGTGGTAGAGGATGTCCTCCTTAGCCAGCATTATCCACTTGGGATGCTTCTCCTCTCCCTTCATGTAGGTGGACTTCGCGTCTCGTATGAGCAGCATGTCGTTTTCCTTGCCTAGGGACTCGACTGCGTTCTCCAGTCCCACCTCGTCAGTGACACGTATGTCTGATGGGCTTGGGATGTGCACCGGCTCATAACTGTCGAACTGACCCCTTAGCAACTTGACCCTCTCGCGAGTGGTGAGTTCCATAACTTGGTCGTTGTCGTACATCAGGATGTCATTGATGAACAGGTCTCCGTCTACGAGCGTGGCATCGACGATGTAGTTGCTCTTGCATGTCGAACGGAGTGATGCTCTCATCTCGTCGCTCGTCGACTGCTCCTCTCCCTTCTCGTTCTGCAATCTGACGTTGTTGCCCTTCTTGGTGACCTTGCACCTCACTCCGTCCCTGTGGACTGATACCACCCACTCTCCGGTGAATCCCCTCAGTTGGGACATGTCCTCCAGTTCGAATATCCTGTGCATCGGCTCTATCAGCGGTACTTCCTTCGGGACGTCGGCCTTGCCGACTAATTGCCAGTCGTATTCCGACGGTAGTGTTCCCTCAAGACCCGGAGTGTTCAACGGGGCGCTGCTGTCAGGCAGAGGCTCGTGACTGTCGTACATCATCTGAATGTGCTCAGGATTGTGGGTCTCGTCCAGCACGCTTGCCACTGACATCCTCGGAACGGGGTTGTAATTGGTGGGTTGTGGGTTAGTTCCCACCACTGGCATGCCTCCATCGAACTCTAGGCCGAACTCCGCAAGCCCCTCTTCCCCAGTGTGCATCGCTCCGTCGTTGATGACGTCCATGGGTACGACCCCGGTTTGACTCTCTATCGAGCCTATTCTCGCATCCCCCCTCATTCCGACTCTGTTCTCCATCACAGACGGCATCTCGGAGGATATCTGCTCAGGCGCTATTCCAGTGTCGAACATGACGATGTGGCTCGCTATGTCCTTCACGCGATTCTGCCTCTGTGCCTCCCTCCATCCCTTAGTACCCTCGTAGACCGGATGTAGTAGGGGGTCACCGCTTCTCGATTCTGCCTTGCCTCGCTTCTGCTTGGGGGGTTCGTGTATGACCAAGCCGTACGTGCTGAGTTGCTTCTCGCTGACTGGCCTGTTTCTCTCTGCTGTCTTGAAGTGGTTGCCTAGCCAAGATATCGCGTTGTGCAGTGGTATTCTCTGTGCGAATGTCTTCAATGCGTTCTTCCTACCGGGGTCATTGCTTCCCGTAGGCCAGTTCCTCTTGTCGTTCATCAACGCCATGTCCAATGCGTCGTGCGTGCTGTCTAGTCCCAATGCTGAACTGAACATGTCCGGGTCATCGGCGTTCCAAGGTATTCCCAGTCCAGCGAGTTTGCCCACGGACATCGCTACGACGTCTGCGCTCAGGGTGGAGAGCCATTTCTTGACGTACTCCCTGTGCGCCTCGTCCTTGGGCAGTCCTAGTTTGTCTAGGGTCATGTCGGCTTCCTTGGTGCTGGCGTTCCTGATTGGGCTGATTGTGTGGTTGTCCCTCACTGCGTCCTGTTGCAGGAGCGTGGATAGGGTGGCGAACTTGTCGCTCGTGGTCTCCAGTTCCTCCTGTCTAGCCTCGTAGCCATGGGTAGTGGCGTTCTCCCCACCTGTGTGATGTAGGGAGCGCTGTGCTCCTGATATCAGAGCGTGTGCGTTGACGAGTGCTTTCGGGTTGTCAGGATGGAATGCGTCAGGGAACTCCTTCTCAACTATCGCTCTGAGTCTCTTCGCCTCGCGAATGACGGCCATGTGGTCTCCCATCAGCATGCTCTCCATGTTCCTGTCAGCACCGAATTGACCTCCTGTGCCTTTGGTGGACATGGTTTCTCTTTCGGCTGCGCTTCTCTCGCCTAGCATTCCTATGATTCTCTCGCGTATCTCTTCCAGTTGCTCCCTAGGGGTGCTTGGGTCGTTCAACGCCTCCTCTGCTGCTAGGAGTTCGTCCTCGAAGCCGACTTCCATCGTGTCCACGGGTTTCGAGAACAGCGGTAGGTTGCCCATGACGTCTGCTAAGTCTACCCCTTCAGGCATCATCTTGTCTGCGTTTCTGATGAACTGCCTGAATGGGACTGGGTAGGATATGGCGTCCTTCAATCCTCGATTGACCCTACCGTGTAGCAGGGACAGCAGATGGGTCTGAGCGGCGTTCCTGCTGATGGATACGTCGCCCCCAGCCTCTCTCCGTCCGCTTTCGCCACCTTTCGTCCTCACCACGTTGGTCTCGACATATGGGTTGTGATGAGCGAATGTGTCCTTCTCCAATACGAGTTTCTGCATTCTAGGGTGGATTTCCCTGTCTATCTTCATGTCCTTGGGCATCCCGTCCTTCGTGAGTCTGAATAGTTCGGGGTGTCTGCTGGATACGTGCCCGTCCCCTGAGTTCTTGATGTTCCTGCCCCTAGTTCCCCTCCTCGCTGAGAAGGTGTCGGTCTTCGCCGCTATGCCGTGTGCGGTGTGATGCGACTTCACTCCGGCAGGTAGGAAGTGAGGTAGCAATTGAGAGGTGAGTCCTATCGTATCCATGGACGGAGAGATAGACCCGTCGTTCGTCTTGTCCCCTATCCAAGAGGACTCCCCGCCGACTAGGTTTGCGAATCTCCTCATTCCTATGACCTCCCCGTTCTCGCCTAGTATCTCCCTCGGCCTGAACTCGAACTTGGATGCGTCCGCTAGGTGGTCGTGGAGCAGTTCGGCATGCGTGGTCTTCTGCATGTTAGCACCGCTCCTGTGTATGAATGGGGCTGAGAACGGCCATGCCAGTCCCCTCAGTTTTCCATCGGATTCGTAGAAGTGACCGTGTTGCTCTTCGGGTAGGTCTTCCTTGTGGGGTGCGTTGATTCCAGTCCTATGTGCCATCATCGCATGCCTGATTGCCTTTGCCCTCTTTGCAGCGCCGACTCTGCTCTCCAGTTCCTCCATCACCGTGCTCATTATCTCATCGGGTAGCAGAGGCCCGCTCTGACCGCCGAATATCGGATGGAGGCTGTCTTGGCTTCCTACTAGCGCCAACAGCCCCTCTTTGCTGAGAAGAGCGTCGCTGTCCCTGCGAATCATTCCCTTGAGCGCTTGCTTCAAGTCCATTCCCCTGTTCATTCTCTCCAGTATCTTATCCCTGTCCGATTGCTGGAACGGGAAGAGGTTTCGATTATCCCTCTTCTTCTCAGGGTCTTCGTCCTCCACACCATGATGCAGCAGGTCGTCCCCCTCGTACATCGCCTCTAGGTTCTCCATGAGTTCGTCGAATGCGGTATTGTCGAACATCTGAGTCTTGTTGTCGTTGCTGTCGTACTCGTAAGGCTCTCCGTCCATCACTCTTCCATCTTTGATGTACGTGCTCTTGAGCGCTGCCGATACCATTCCCTCATCTCCGCCTATCTCCGTGTCTTCCGCGCTTTCGATGTTGGAGTGTGCGTTTGCCCCTGTGTATCCCTGTCTTCGGGAGAAATAGTCGTCTTCCGCTCCGTTCCTGTGCATGAAGTTCTTCTTCAATCGGGTCATGCTTATCTTGTGGCCGTCCTCCAACTCCACGCTCTGATGCTTGGGGTCATCAGTGCCGTACTTGTCTATGTGGTCGAGAACCATGCTCCTCTCCTTCGGCGATAGGAACTCAAGGCCGTAGTTGTAGGTCTCCCATCCCATGCCATGCGCATGAGTCTTGCTGATTGGGTTGCCCATCAGTTCCCTCTTGGCCTCCTCCTCGTTCGCTAGTGGTGGTAGGGTGGTGTCCATCAACCTCCCCAAGATTTTCTCTCGGCTCGGCTCTTCGCCGACTATGCTCTCCTCAGTCACGTTGTGGCTGTCGAGCAGTTTCATCCTCCAGTCGAAGTGGGCCTTCTCCATGTCCGTGCCGGCTCTCTCCAGTTTGTCCAAGTCCCTGACGAATGCCTCTCTCTGCTCATCGTCCCTGATGTGAGAGCCGCTTCTCCATCTCTCCATGTCCCTCATTCTGAGTGTGTGTTGGTGGGTGGTCTCCTCCCCTCCCGCGAATGAGTGCCTGTGTCCGGGCCTACCGAAGTGCATGCCCTTGTAGAAGCCGTGCTTGTGCTCCTTCTCCTCCTCGTCGTGGTACTCCTTGTGGGCGTCTTCGATGCCCATCGATTGCTCTGCTAGGGACGTCCCTCCCTCCTTGTCGAAGTAGAAGTTCCTGAGCACGTTCTCCCACTCAGGCATTCCGGTATCCGCTCTTCTCCTCCTGATTGGGTGTGACTTCTCGCTGAATGGGTCTATGTTGAGGTAGTGACCCTGTTGAATCTGCTCGGTGTCCGATTCCGTGGGTTCTGTGATGAGGGTCTCAGGGCTGTCCCTGTCCAACTTGTAGGTGAACGGTAGTATCTCAGGCCACAGCCCGTGCCTCATCTCCCTAGGTATCTCGTTCTCCTTGAGGTGGTCTGTGGCTGACTGTCCGGGTTTCTGCTCCGAGTAGAACTTGTATCCGTGCTTCTTGTTGTCCGCCTTCGTCCAATGTCTCTTGACTCTGCCCTCGTATGCGTGCATCGCTGGTATGGGCATCAGCATGGCAGGACGGTAGTCGGCCATCGGGTTGCCTTGGCTTCCGCCCTCGCCCCCGCCTTCTTGCTTCAGTATGAAATTGCTGTAAGAGAGGCAGACGATATCCTCGTCCTTGAGGGCGTACTCTATGCCGTGGTTCTTGAGGTTGATTGTGGATAGCAGGAAGTCCCCCACTTCTTGAGATGGGTCAGAGCCGCTGTATATGGCTTTGAGGAGTTCATCTCGGTGTCTTAGATAGACATCGACTGAATCCTCTCGCATATCATCACCGCTCATCCCCTCATCGCCGACACATGACTAGGGCAGTTCGCTACCGGCATACCCGCATGGATTCTACACATCTCATGCACAGTTGCACCGCAGGTCATGCAGGGCGACATGTCCGCTACGCCTTTCATGACTCTGACTATGCCCAAGTCTACCCCTCCACGAGCCTGTCTATGTTGTCGTGTGGGTTTCTCCTTGAGGATTCCATGTCCATGTCCACCGACGATGATGATGCGCCTTTGTTGGCAACGTCATCCGCGTCTAGCAGGGATTGGTTGGTTTGGTACTGGGCGTTGAACGTCTGACCGCCTGACTCGGACATGAATTGCACGTTGCCGGGTCGTGTGTCGAACGATGTTGCTTTGTGGTGCTCTCCCTTCTCGACCTTATCGACGTTCTTGTCGCATTGTGCCTTCTGCTCTGCGGAGCACTCTGAGTACTTCTTGCCGAAGCGCTTCATGCAGTACTTGTCCTTCTCACCCATGTCAGCCTTCTTCTTGGCGTCCTTCTCGCCCTTTCCGTCAGCAGCGAAGTGAGGCACTTTCTTGCCATCATGCTCCACCATGTGTAGTTTGTCTGCTTTCTCTAGTAGTTCTTGCGCTTTTGCTAGCATCTCGTATGCTTCACTTGATGCTTTTTCGTATCTTGGTCTAACCATTTCAGTACATCTCCTTTACTTCCTTGTGCTGGGAGGCCATCTCGTGTATCTCCTCCCAACTCATCTCATGAATCTGCTCGTTGCTGAACTTGTCTAGGTTATCTTTGTCCCCGCCTTTTATTATCGCGGTGTCCATGTCACTGCGGAAGGCATCGACGTCGACGTCCTCGGACAATGGAGTGCCGAATGGCACGAAGCCAGCCTTCCTGAGTAGTTGGTTGGGATTCTCGATGAGTCTTCTGAGCGATGCATTCTCTGCTTTGAGCAGTTGCATGTCGGAATCCATGGACTCCATCTTGGAGATGAGAGTGCTCATCAGTTTTCCTGCGTCACCTTCATCTGCCATTTCTTTCCCTCAGACTCTTCTACCGAAAGTGCTGCGTGCCTTTCTCATTGAGGGGTTGGTTCTTGCTGACATGATTGTTCCGGGCAGTTGCCTGTCCCTCATGCTTGGGTCGAAGTTTGCTCCCGTCTCGTTGTACTTGATGACTGGGCTTTGTTGTTGCCAGCCGTTGTCAGGAGTCACTGTGTTAGAGAAGTCTGCTTTCTTTATTGCTATGAGCAGGTCGTCCTCAAGGGTGGATGCGTACTTCAGAATCTCAGTCAGATGCGCTCTTGCCTCATCTGCGTTTCCATCTTCTATGGCTTTGTTCAAACCCTCGTTGTGGGCGTTCATTTTCCTCGCCATCGGATGCATTTTGATTAAGTCCATGGTCGTCACTTGGCTATCGCGAGTAAGCCTATGCTCTTTAATCATGCGCCTCTTAACCTCCTTGCGTTCATCAATGCGCGGCTATTGTCCTGTGCTAGTGAGTTTTGTGGGCCTCTCTGCTGCACTGAGGAGATTGGAGCGCCTGAGCCGAACGAGGTTCTGCTCTGCGGGGAGGCTGGCCCTCTCGGTGTTCGTATGCCTTGACCCTCTCCTCCGGGTTGCGATGCAGGTAGCAGTCCGGGAGGTATAGCACCCATCTGAGCGCCCATCGCACCTGCTGTCGCTGCACCCGGTAGTCCGGGTGGTGGTGACATTCCGGGTGGCATTGGTGGAGCACCGTCCTGTGATGGGTCTATCTCCCTGTAAGTGAATCGTATGTCCCTGTCTCCCTGCTCCATGAGTTCGGGCTTGTACCCTAGCATGGCCATTCTCTGTGCTAGGTTGACCTCCATCTCGTCTCTTCGCAGACGTGTGATTTCGTCCTCCTCCTCGTTCGGGTACAGTGTTATCTTCCAATCAGTCACGTCCATCTGCTTGAGCATACGCGGGAACAGGACGTCTGTGTAGACCTTCTGACCGAACTCGACTGCTCTGTTGGTGACTAGAATCTGCATGCCCTCGTTGTTCAGACCGCCGCTCTTGCCGCTGTCTACCATGAATATGCTGCTCACGCCGTAGAATGCCGCTATTCTGTTTCTCATCTCGTCGCGGACTGCGATGTACTGCATCTCCTCCAACGTGTCCATGAACTTGACCCAGTTGACTCCGCCGCGACCGGTTGACGACTCTATGCCCACCTTGGGTATGTAGTGCGGGTCTCTCTCCATCTTCTCGTCGACGGACTTCCAAAACGACTTCATCGACTCTAGGTTGTCCGTCGTGACCGAGATGATTCCCTTTGGACTCCTTCTCTTCTGATATGCCGTGTACATGTAGTTGTCCATGGCTGTGAGCGTCATGGCCTGTCTCCACATCGTGTTGACTGGGCTTCTTCCGTAGAGTTTGGACGGGTTGTACTTGCTGATGTGCAGCACTTCCCCCTCTAGGTAGTACTGGGTTTTCCCGCTGCCGGCCATGTTAGCGTAGTGAGCGTCCTGCATGTTGTTGCCACAGACCTCGCACTTGTCGTCCTGACCGGGGTAGGAAACTTGGTCGCGGTGCAGTGGGCAGACCTTGTACCTACCACCACGGACTCCCCTCTTGTCGGATATTATCCTCATGAAGATTGGGTCTGCCCTGATTATCTCCTTGACTCTGAAGAACTTGATTTCGGATGTTTCAGGCTCTACGAAGTACTCCTTGACCAGTATGAGGAACGCATCGTCGACCACGTTCAAGTCCCTCTCAATCTCGAACAGGACGTGCATGAAGTTCTGCTCCATGGAGTTCGTCTGCTCCAAGAGGTGCTTGGGGTAGATGAGTTGGTTGACGTCGGGCGTCCTAGTGGGTGAGCCGCACAACTGGCACTCGGTCACCTCGTGGTTGTACTCCTCACCGCAGGAGGTGCACTTGTGCTGGAACTTCTTCTCCCAGTAGTACCCCCTTCTGAATATCTCTTGGCTCAGTTTGGATAGCACCGTCCTCAGTATGAGGTTCTCTTGGGAGACTGCATAGAGTGCTGGTAGGGTGATTCCCTGTGCTAGCACTGGTTCTTGTATGCCGGTTGTGTAGAGCGGCATCTGTGGCTCAGGCGTGGTTCTGCTGCGAAATGGGCTGCTCAAGGCAGACAGGAATCGTCCTATTGGGCCTCTGTCATCCTCTGCCATTATATCGCCTCTGCCCACTTTGCCACGTCGTCAGCCTGTACGCCCCACTCATCTAGGAGGGCGGTGGCCTTCTTGGTATCATCGCTCCAATTAAAGTATCTCACTACTTTCTGCAACTCGTTCTTACGCAAGGAATCATCTTCCGATATGAATGCCAATACTGCCTTGGCCTGTGTCTTCTTCATCTCCAAGAACGGTAGAACCCCCTTCAGGAGTTTCGAGATGTCGGCCTTCGAGTAGAACTGCAAGCGGTGCTGACTCCTCTGCGTGTCGCTGTATATCTTTTGGTCGAGTTGCAGGACGCCGCATCCTAGGGTCTTCTGCAACTGCTCGCAGTGAATCCTGCCTCTGCTTCCGGTTGCGATGAAGCCCGCTCTCGGCTCTCCCCTCTTCGTGATGGTGACGTACCCATCCGCATCTAGGAATCCGGCTGCGTAGGCCCAAGGGTCTTTGATGATGAGTCCCGTCTTGTCCATCTTGACGAATGTGCCACGGCTGTTGCCGCTGACGATATCCACCTCCTCCCCGTACATCGACAGTAGTTTGGATAGTTTGTTGGAGGTCATGCTCTTGTGTAGCACACCCCTCTGCATGAGTTCCTCGTGAATGGTTCTACCAGCCATCTCCCCTTTCTCTTGGAGTAGTTCGGAGCACTTGTTTATCGAGTCCTGCTCCTTGTCGGTGAGTCTGTCCATCTGCTTCAGGGTGCTCTTCCATATCTTCCTAGCGTCCCTCTTCGATTGCATCGCCTCTACCCAAGACTTCTTCTGCTCGTCTCCCCAAACGTCCTCGTACTCACTGAGCATCTTCAGCGTCTCTTCCGCCTTCTCCCATTGGTGGCATGCCCTTTGCAGACTTATCTTCCTGCTGTCGCCGAACTTCCTCAAGGCAGTCATGTCCTTGTCGCTGACGCCGATGTCCCTGATTGTGTCCGAGTGCTTGATGCACCAGTCGTGCATCTTCAGGGTGGCCTCCATCTCCATGGCCTTCAACGACCTTATGTCTGAGATTGCCTTGTCTATGAAGTCCTTCTCCTCCTTGTTGTGCCTCCTGACGTTCTTCAGCCTCTTGACCAAATCAGTGGCTGAGTACCCTAGGTTGGTCTCGAACCAACCCTCTCCGTTCGCAGGGAAGGCGCTCATGCTATCTGCCTCTCCAAAGTGTCGTGTTCTCATTGTACGATTCTATGTAAGTGCTATTCATGGTATCATCCAGTTCCCCTTGCTTCCGCCGCTGACCCAAGAGTCGAATCCGGGCATGTAGTCATCGAGCAGTACCACGCTTCCCTTGAACTCCTTGGAGGCCCAGTTCGCCAACGCTAGACTCATCGCCAAGTCGTCATGCACACCAACACTCTCCAGTTTTCCATTCTTCTGCATACCGAACCTGTTGAGTTCCTGCTCAAGCAGATGCGTGTACTTCTTGCTGCGTTCGTCCCCGTACGGGGTTTTTATATTGCCCTGCTCGAAAGCCAGTAGAAGCGACATAAACAGGGATTCCTTCCTCGTTCTAGTCGTCATGAACACGCGGATTGGCATGTCGGCGGACATCTCCCGCATCTCCTGCTCTAGCATTCTTTGGAAGTTGTTCCCCTCAAGTTCTATGAGTTCGGGGACGAACTTGTTGTTGAGCATGACCATCATGCGCTTCTGCGCCATGGACGACATCCCCCTCTCGTGAACGACGTGCACTATCTCCTTCCTGTCCTCGTCGGGTTTGATTCTCATCACCGTCATGGCCGTGAAGTCGGCGTTCTTGTCCGATGCTATGGCTGGGTCATGGCCGATGAAGTGCTGTCCGAACACGCCATCCGCCTCTCCCTCCTCGTTGTAGTTGGTCTCGGCCCTGTCGAGCAGTACGAGGTTGGTGTCCCTCGCAGCCTCAAGTATGTTCATCGGGAACATGCTCGCTACGTCGTGGATAGGCTCGCATAGGTACTCGCGTGTGAATTGTATCGCTGGCATGGACATTCTCCTCTCGTCCAGTGCCTCCTTGTTCCACCTCTCAGGCCAAAGGGCGATTCCGTCTGCGTTGATTGCCGGGTAGGTCTCGACCCTGAACGTCTCCTTCTGCTCAAGTTCAGCGTACAGGTCGTTGTACGAGAATGGCGTGCCGACCATCATCAGTTTGCTGCTGTGGTGGAGTACTGGGAGCAGGACACCGTAGAACCAGTCTGCCGTCTTCGCCAGTTCGGTTGCAGTAGTCCCCCATAGGATGTCATCGCACACAACCACGTCGGGGTGGAAACCACGAGTAGCACCGCCTACCGACTTGGCCATCATACGACTGCCGTTGGAGAACTCGAAGTAGGACTTCGCCCAAGGTTTGCCCTGCGGCTTGAGGTCTCTGAGGACGTCGTTCTCCTGAATCAGGTTGCGTATGAATCTCATGTGCTCAAGCGTCTGCTCAAGGGAGTGGGAGAAAATCATGACGTGCTTGTTCGGCGTGAATGCGGCGAGCCACAGTGCGTATGTCATGAAGAAGACGGACTTGCCGTGGTCACGGGACGCTTTGACGCAGTAGTACTGCGATTCCTCAAGCCCCTCCTTCCAAGACTCGTGGTGGTGGTTGTACATGAAACCGAGGATGTCGACGAAGAAATACTTGAATGACTTCCTGCACATCTCCTTGTCCGTGTTCAGGATGAACTCCTGCATCTCCTCGTTCGTCTTCATTGTCCGTACTCCCTTCCCATGGTATCGTACATTCTACGACCACTGGTATTGCCGAACTCCTCGCCCATTCTGTCATACATTCTCCTACCTCTGATATTACCCATCGCCGCGTCTATCGGGCTGCTGGTCATATTAGCGGTCGGTGGTGCAAGTAGCCTCTGTTCGTCATCATGCTCCTCCTCGGTGAACTCAACGTCTATCGGTTCTTTTTGAGTTGGGGATGCTACCTTCGTGGGGACTAGCGCTGTTGTGTTGACTGGCACGCCGGTAGACAGATTTCTACCACCGAACATTCTTCCTGCTCTCGCTGCAAAGTCTTCCAATCCCTGTGAGCCGTAGTATCCTGATACCGCGCCTTGACCGGCAGCACCGATGACACCCGGCTGACCGCTGGATGTCTGATTGTACGCTGAATTGAAAGCGCCCAGTCCGGCTAACCCGTATCTCAGCATATGACCTCTACGCTGGTTGTCCATCGCGAAGTCATGACTGGGACTGCCTATCTCTCCGAATCCGGCGTCTTCCAATTGTTGTGGCGTCATCATGCTACCACCTCCTAGCAGGAAGGATATTCCCGGCCCTCCCGAACCCATGGTAGCAGCCATTTGCGGAGTGGATTGCTTGACGAGTATCCTGCTCATTCTACCCCTCCGAATGCCACCTTGACGACCTTGACGACCACATCGTCATAGCCGTAGGTTTTGGATATTCTCTGCCAGTCTCCTTGGCTGTGCAGTATCGTCCTGACGTCGAGCGGGGTGATTCCCATCATCTCGGATATGTGGTTTATGTCGTTGATTGAGTGTGAGTTGAATGTGCTGTTGGGTACGTGCTTCATGACAGCGCCATCGAGCCTAGCCTCTTGCAGTTGCAGGAGTTCCACGACCTTGGCCACGTTCTCGGACTTGCCGAAGTCGAATAGCCTAGTCTGATACGGGTCACCCGCCAGTTCTTGGAACTGCCTGAGCCTTCTCTCCTGCTCGTACTCAGGCGTGGTCATGCCTGTGCTCGCGTAGGTCTGCAACTCCGCCGGCGTCATTCCGCGTTGTGGCTCTTCTATCGGTCTGCCCGCAGTGGGCAGGACACCCACGTTTCTTGTGTAGAAGTCCCTGACGTCCTCAAGCGGGGCTTGTGCGAATCTCGCTCTCGCTTGCTGCTCGGCGCTGAGTCCGGGTGTGGCTGGGTCTACTGGTCTCCTGACTCCGACCCTCTGCCTGTCCTCCATCATGCCGGGGTATCGAGGGGATGCTGGTTGCGGCGGTGGTGTCTGAGTCGCAGTCTCGCGCATGGGCGCGCCCGCATCTCCCCTAGGCTCTCCCGTCAACGTGGTCGCCGCGCTCTGCTCGCCCACTGGCGTTATCGGCTGCATCTCGTCTGAGAATGGTATGTGCGAGGGTACGCCCAGTGCCATTGCGTCATCTGCCGTGCCTCCTTGTATAACGTGGTCGAGCAGTGGTTGTATCGCCGCTAGTTCCTCCTGTGTCGGCAGTTCCTTCACCTCGTGCCCGAATGCCAGTGAGTTTGCTGCGTATATCTGATTGAGGATGTTGGCGACTCTAGGTGCGTCTGCCCTAGTCTCAGGGGTGTCGTGCAGCCTGATTCCCGCTGCTCTGAGTTCCTCCGGCTCAGGCATGTCATCGACGTGGTTTATGCCGAGGGACTGTGCGAGTATGGCGTTGCTGAATGAGTCCTTGGCCCTGACGTGGTGAGCCACGTTCTTGTTGGCTTGGTGCTGCCTGAAGTTGCCTACCCTACCTGAGTGGCTCATGAAGAGGTCGAGTCCCCTGCCTTCCTCGGCATCGTCACCGTACCTCTGCCCGAAGAAGTGGTGTAGTTTGCCGACTGTGCTCGGCCTTCCCTTCATCTTCCCCTCCTCGTCGAACCTCGGCATCCTGTTCTCCCCGTAGACGTGCTGGAACGACGGGTATCTCGATAGGTACTCCCCTAGTTTCCTTATACCATCAACGCTGGTGAAGTATGATTTGAGCGGTTTGCCATCGACCTCGCCCTCCATCTGCGCTATCATTCTCTGTGCCCCCGCGCTATCGACGACGAGGTTGTTGGCAACCGCGTCTCTGTCCTGTCCGAGGACTCTGAGCATCTGAGTGACGAACGAGTCCACGGTGGCCTTCCTAGGTTGGGCACTACCCTTGTAGTCAGGCGAGTGGTCTATCTGAGGTAGGTTGTATATCAGTGACTTCTGATGGCCTGTTCCCCAAGACGTGATGCCTTGGAATGCCCTAGTGTCGTTGGCTCTGCCTCCCAGTCTCCTTATCGAGTCCTTGTCCAGCATGCCCTCGTCTCCCAGTTGGCCCTTGGGGACGCTGTTCGCTCCGAACTCCATTCCGCCTCTTCCATCGGGGACTAGGTTCAGCCTGTGCGGTTTGATGTATGGCTTCCTCACCCAACTGTGCTGTTGGGGATTCGGGTGTCCTGCCTCCGCCATTATCTGACCGAGTTCCTCGTTGAATGGTATTGCGTATGACTCTAGGAAAGTGCCGTACCTGTGTCCCTGTCCGTGGCTGTTGGTGTAGGTAGTCACGAGACCGTGCCTGTTGCGGTTGCTCCTTGCCTCCCCATCCTGCTCCGTGAGTCTTCCTAGGTTTATCTTCCTCCAGTCTAGCGCATCCGTGTTCGGAAGGTGGTTGTTCTCACCGTGTCTGCTGTTGTGGAGTTCTATCGCACGCTCTACTATCTCCTTGCCGGGGATGTTGATTCCTGCTTGCAGCATCGACTGGCCCACTGCGCGAATCACGCCGTCTATGCCATGCATGTGATGGCCACCGGCCTCGTCGACGTACACCCTCTCTCCTTGCGAGCCTTCCACGAACTGTCCGGGCATGACGTGTCCCACTCCGGGCATGCCGGTCTCGTTCTCCCCATGCGCACCCGTGTGTGCGAAGGCAGGAACGTCCATCTCATCAGGGCCTCTTATCGACTCAGGCGGGGGATGCCTGATTTTGTGCATAGCACCGCCGTGCAGAACGTAGTTGCCGTCGCCTTTCCGTAGTAGAACCGCCTTGAGGATGGATTGGGTGTTCAAGGTGTCCTGCCTCCCTTGCCTGTCAAGTGGTCAAGGGGATTCACGCCGAAAGTCCTAGGGTCGTTATTGGCATCCTCTGTTGCCCCCGTCGGATTGGTGGTCTCCTTGGTTGGGGCGTTGTTGTGTCTCGGTAGGTTGCTACCTGCGCCGCCAGTGTCCTTGCTGCCCATTCCCTTCTTCTTGCTTTCCTTCCTCTTGAGCGCTTGGCGCGCTTCGTTGATTAGTTGTCTCAGTTCGGACGTGTCGTAGTACGACATGCCTCTCTTCTGCAAGTCGCTGCCCTCGCCCAGTTCGCTGGTCATGACCATGGATGGGCCACCTTGCATGGATGCGGATGGCATTCTGCTGGGAGCGTACTGTGCCCCGCTCACCATGCTCTGATTGGAGTACCCCGACCTGTATTGGGGTGATGGGGTCACTGGCATTGAGGGTGCTCTAGGCATGACGGGTCTCCTGACTCCCCTCGCTGGTATCATCCTAGGGCGAGTGGGTCTCCTTATCGCTGGTCTCCTAGCGAGTGCCGCTTGTCCGGGCAGTTGCCTGAGAGCGCCTCCTCCAGTTGCACCTGCCCTGAATGACCGTGCTCCGAACCTCTGAGGTATCGATGTCGGCGACCTGATGTTGCCGAGCCTCCTCTGAGCCTCCTGCTGACCTAGGTACTGCCTGTATCTCCCTACGTCCTTGGAGGTGGGCTGCTTGTTCCTGCCTACTGTGCGGTGTCCCATCTCCACTGACAGGTGCGCTCTTCCGAGTCCAGTCCTCTTGCCACCCTTGATTCCCCTCATTCTCGCCTTGGCTCTCCTGTTGGTAGCGCCTGATATGTCGAATCCTCCGGGTGGCTTCTTGAACATTCCAGTGGATGGCCTCCACTTCTTCCTCTGCTCCTTCTTCGCCTTCCTTTCGTTCTTCTTGGACTTCTTCGATTTGAGTATCTCAGACCAAGCGTCGAGCATGGGTTCTCCGGTTCTGACTTCGGGATAGTAGCCCTGCATAGTCAGATACTTGTCTCGCTCTTCCGGCGGTATGTCGATTGAGCCGGGCCTGTCCATCGTGGGATGTATGTTCTGCTCCATCTCGCGTATCTGACGCATGAGCCTCTCACGTTGCTCATCAGATACTTCTTTCCTGTTGGGTTGTTGAGGTGGCATGTTTGGATTCATGTCCATCCTAGCGTCTCCGGGTATCATCGGCTTTCCATACGGCATGGTCGGGTCACCGATGACTGGCTCTTCCGGGGCTACCGGTAGGTCATTGGGGTTGAATGGTACTGGTTTTGCTTGCTGTTGCTCCGTAGGAGCACTGATGTTCCGTGGCTTTGGTGCTGGTCTCTGCTGCCTGACCTTGCCGAATCTCATTGTTCTAGGAGGCGCTCTGCTGCTTTTTCCTCCACCGCTTCTTCTTGGGGCTACTTTGAGAATATCAGACCAAGCCTCTTCCATCGGCTCTCCCATGGCGAACATCTCTCCACCAGCGGCACCGGGACCCTTGGCTTGGTTTGCTAGACTAGTTAGGAAACCTAGATTGCCGGGTGGCCCAGTCTGTGCGGATATCTCTCGCTCTTGGTCTCTCTTGTCAGCATCATCCTCGCCTTCCTCCTCTTCATCCCTAAAGCCTTCTAGGTCGCTTGCTCTGACCTTGATGTGCTTGATTTTGCTCATGAGGCGCTTTCGGGCTCTGTCCTTCTCCCTCTTCTTGTCCATCTTGTCGTCTTTGTCCTTGCCATCCTGAGCACCGTGGCGGTCCTCTTCGTTGTTATTGACGTACATGTGCGAGGATTCGCTTCGTGGATTGTAGATTCTGGTATCGCTACCAGTGCCCATGCCGCCTGTTCCCGATGGCATCAATCATCAACTCCAGCGTATTCCAAGCAGTAATCGAAGGTCTTGTGTCCTAATCTTATGTAGAAGTCAGCAGCGACTGACTCGTTCACTATGCAACTAGCCATGTCCTCGCACAGGTCTCTGAACTTAGTCGCTGACTCCTTGATTTCTTGCCTGAGAGGGAGTATCTCACTCGGCTCGTCCGTCTCAGACATCTTGTCAAGTGCAGCAAGAACATCAGTGAGGCACATCATAGTGACATGCTTGTGGTTTCTATTGGCATAGAACTTGAATCTCTTGCACACTATGACGCAGTATTCCATGAAAAGGGGAAGTTCATCATGCACGTCGATGTTATCGGTTTGAAGTAAACGGAAACCCGGATGGGAGACCTGCATGAGGTCTACAGTTCTGACCATCATTGCTCCATACCCTCCACTTGCTCCTGCAACTGTGCTTTGATTCTCTTCCAACTCTCCGGACTCTCCTTTGCTAGTTCCACTTTAAGGATGTTAATTGTGTTATTGACCTGAGCACCCTCACTGGTGGTACCCCATGTGGTTTGTAATCTGACTAGGTCCTTCAGTGATTCCCTCACTTCCTTGTGTAGTGAGACTGCGTTTCTGATGAAGCCCTCTTCATGTACAGAGGACTCGCTCATGAGTTCATCGAACTTCGAGTTCAACCTCTCGAGATTGCTTCTCATGACGTTCGCTTCCTGCCCAACTGTGATTGCCACTTCAGTCGCTGCTGATTTCTGCACTAGGGGCTGAAAGTGAAACTTCATGTGATGATGGACCGATTCCTCTTTGATGCCTAGTTCCTCTGCGATTAACTCCGACTCTGCTCCATTTGAGAAGAATCTGTGCTCGAACGATGCACGATTGGTGTGGGTGCACAGGACACACGATGGGTTAGCCGCCATATGGTACTGACCCATGTGATTCCTGAAGTGCCGGTCTGCTGTGTTGGCTCTCCAACCCATCTCCTTATCGACCCTCATACACGTCGTTTCGCCGTTCTTTAGAGATTCCTCTAACTCATCTCTCTGCTCGCTTGTACAGAAAGGACACGACCGTTTTACGACTGGCTTGCGCTCAACCACGATGGTGCCGTATAGGGAGGCGGCAATTAACATTGCCTAATTAGAACCGCGTAATCCTATGGTATACTGACGTCAAGAGAAAAAGAGAGAGAAACACTCCCACTACCATCATGGTCATCTCAGATTGGTTGATTTCGTTTGCCTTGAACAGGAGTATACCAACGAATATTACTATGGCGCTGATGAGTTGGACCATCACCATATCGACGATGACGCTCCTCTTGGGAGCGAGCATCTGCATTGACATGTCTGCGAATTGCTTTGGTATTGGTAGTGCACCGCCATTCATCATTATGCCCTACCTCCGAACATTAGGTTTCTCATGAAGGAGCCACCTGCTTCTGCTGCACCGGTCATTATGCCGGGGTCAGCCATAGCGGTTTGAAGTGCCCCTTGCAACATGCTCGACTCGGCTCTCTGCATGGTTTGCATTCTTAGTGTGTCAGCGTTGCTGACTGAAGCGTTGACGTCATTCTGTAGACCGCTCATCTGAGCCATTATGTTCTCAGGACTCATGGTCTGGAGTTGGGCTGGTAGTGATGTCGGGTCTAGTTTGAAGACACCTAGTTCGTCATCGAAGTTGAAGGATGCCTCTTTCAAGACATTCAGGAGCGAGAAGGTCATCATCTGCCCGAGAATGTCTAGGACCAGATTGAAGGTGTTGCTCTGAACGAATCTCTCCACTGGCAACTGTGTGTTGAGCATGGTGACCAGAATCTCAGTCTCGCTGGGTGGCATCATGCCATTCTGTGCGTACTGCGGGTCCATACCAGCAGCGCTGCCTAGGAACGATGACATTAGACTGGGTTGCTGTTGTTGGGCATACCAGTTGTTTGCTGGTGCTGAGTATCCAGAGTTCATCATAGAATTACCCATACCAGCACCCATGCCCATCGGTGCACCAGTCATTGATAAATTGAGGGAATTACCACCAGTTGCTGGTTGCTGTCCACCATAGCCCATCATCTACTGCGCACCCTCCGCTGTTTGGTTGGGAGTGGGGGTAGCCACTTGAGTCTGTTGGTTAACTAGGGTTGGTGGGGGTTGTTGTTGCATTTGGGCTGCCTGTTGCATCAGAACCTCTTGGAAAGCCTGTGTTGGAGTCTTCATATCGAGTAGTTCCTTCTGGAACATCCTGTTGTCGAAAGTGATGACTGTGAGGTCATTCTCCTCAGTTTCAGGATTGGCATAGAACTGGACTGTTATGCCCTTGCTCTTTCTGGAATCTGCCATAATCTCAGCGAAGAAGGGCTCATACTTATCCACTAATGGGTGCTGTGGTCCAGTTTCTGTGCCTGCCAGTGTCGCTACTGGTACTGAGACTAGGCTGACTCCCTTTCGCATCTTGTCTCTGAAGCGACTGGGTTTCATCTCGGCCTCTGCTTCTTCTTGCTCCTCCCACTTTCTGAGAAGATGGAAGAGATGTAAGTGCTCAGGACAGTATGTTGCTCTCATTTTTCTACCACTTGTCACGCCTTCTCTTGCTACGAATGCCTCTGGTTCTCCTGTGATTGGATTCTGCCAGTACAATTCCCAGAGAGACTTGCCTGTTTCCTCGTCACAGATTCTCGCATACAGATTGTCGTACTGTATCAGTTCTTTCACGTTGCAACCGTCTATGCAACATGTTCCCGTATCCTTGTTGTATCGATAGTTGCTCCAGAAAAACAATCTTCTCGGGTCGAGAATGGACCTCTTTGTCGGTCTCAGTAGTTTGTAAGCCTGCTTGATGTCCTGCCTTCTGGCTTTTCTCGGGTCAGCATGCCTAGAGGGGTAGAAGTTGACTTTCGGTACTTCGATGTTCTTCTCCATGGCTACTCTCTGCATTTGCTGCTGTGCAGCCTGTTGTTCCAGTAGCGCAGCATGGGTGAACTGTGGATTACCTTGCTGGGCCATGGCCATCAAAGCAGCCTCGTTCATCTGTCCGATACTCTGTTGATTGTTTACGTAAAATGGATTTAAGTTGTTCATCACCGCTTACTCCCCCTTGCCCTCCGGACATACTCGAATTATCATGGTTTCTCCTTCAACTCTCAATTCCCACTCTATTTTGTCACCAGTGGATAAATCGAACTGTTTTACTATCCAAGAAGGAACAGTTGTACGTAGGGAACCGGTTCCTGTAGACGTAAGGGAAGTCCTTGTGACACTCCTGCCCATGCTACTCCGAGTAGGGCACACACCAAAAAGGTCACTCATGAGGTCACTTTCAGTATGTCATCATCTCAAATAACGTCTGTTCTACGTTCCAGCCTATTCTAGTAGCCATGAAAGCACGTCTGGTAGGTACTCCTGCCTTCTGCAAACGAATCAGGTCATCCCTGAACGGGTCGAAAATTTTGTGCTCACCTATTCTACCCTGTTGCCAGAGCACCGCTGCCTTGTCATCGAAGAACCTGTCAGCCTTGTTAGCGACTAGGAGTAGTTGCTTCGGTGCATACTTCTTCCCCTTCAACCTGCTCTTGAGGGTCCTGTACCTGTAGTTGCGATAGAGTATCGCATCAACTAGATACTTGAATCCAGCAACCTGCTGGAGAGCATCATCACCACCCTTGAAGGCCCGGTCATCGAACATGAAGACGATGAACTCACACTGTCTTGCCACCATGTCGTCCACCCAGAGATTCCAGAACCTATCCTCGCCACCTATGTCAGAGGAGTGCACGACTCTCCTCTCGCCCTGCCAGCGAAGTCTCTTGCGAGTCGGTTTCGGTAGGACATACCTAGTTAGTAGTTTGAAGTGATTGGTTCTCTCCTCGACGGGTATCTCTTCCATCTCACCGGGAGTGGTCATGTACCTGTCGAGAGTGGTCTTGCCGACCATCGATGCCCCGTAGATACCGACACGTCTGGATTTCCAGTTGTTGTATATCTGCTGGCCCCAGAGCGCCGCGCCGACTAATGCACTTCCTGCCATCGCCGCCATGGGCTATCACCTCAAGACACTAGACCGACTAACCAATTCGCAAAACTCTGGACTTGCTCGAGCCCCCAGTTCACAGTTAACTCCCAGAGGCTGATATCGCTCCAGTAGAACTCCGCGGCTGAGACTCCGAGCATTCCTACCGCTGTGAAAATTAGAGTTCTAACCCATCCAATACCCCATTCATAGGTATTATCGACAGTATTCGCCATATGCATGGCTCTGAGAGTCTCCTCTACGGAGTCATCACCGACGCTTCTGAATATCCGAGGTCCCTTCACTCCGGGTATTCCGAACAGTCCGGGTAGTGGCATCAATTACCGCCACGCTTGGCCTTGTACCTTAAGTCTGGCGACCCATCCTTCTTCCTAGGGATGTCATCTTCTTCTTTCAGCAGGTTGTCAGCCATCTTGTTCAATCCAAGTTCCAAGGGTTGAGCCTCTGTTGCCTGATGAGATGGTATGCCGGGGTTGAAGTTGCTATGGTAGTCAGTCGCTAGACCTGAGAAACTACCACCATTGAATGAAGGGGACACCTTGTCTGGATTCTCAGCCATCCATCGGAGTTCGTTCTCCAACTGGGCCTCTTGCAACCTCATCTCCAAATCCATTCTCCTCTGGTCGAATCCAAGTTGCTGCTCCCTTATCGTTCTCGTTCTTTGGTTCTGCATCTCAGCCATTCGCACTCTCTCTTGCATCTGCTGCTCGAAGAACATCTTGAAGAAGTAATACGCTATTGTCTGTACAGCCAATGCCCCCATGGAGTATGTCATTCCATTTACCCAAGAGTCTCCAGAGGAGCCGTTCGGTAGCCAAATGCCAGCGTCGTAGACACCAACAGCCACTCCGACTAGCGCAGATTGGGCTAGTATTAGCCCTGTCATCTTCATATCTTGTGAGCCTTCGTTCATTATCAATCACCTCTGACCTCGTATCTGGCACATAGGGTGCCATCATAAGGGTTGTGACCAGAAAGCCGACCTGTAATGTCTAAAGATTCTAATGTATTGTCTATACATATAGTTATATTTATTTATATGTATAGATGTTTATTAAGAATAATCGGAATCAAGTCGAAGGGGTTCATCGTCGCCCGCCTCTTACCGTGCGAAACTTTCTCCTGCTGGGTTTCCTGACCCCGACTGTGCCTCTTTCCTCTGCTCTCTTGCGTTGCTTTTCCTCTTCAGCCTCTCTGAGTGCCCTCTGTCTCTCCTCTCTCGCCGCTATCGCTCGTTGACCCTCAGGGCTTTCTCTCCATGCCCGTCTTTTTTCTCGCTCTTCTTCGGCTTTCCGCTCCTCTTCCTCTTCCTGCAATTGCTTCTCCCTTGCTACTTTCTCCTTGTACTCGTCGCTCTGCAAGTATGCCTCT